AAATCTTTTACAAAATGCTTCACATGGCCTATTTGCTCTTTTCTTTTTTCATCGGAGTATTCCCATTCGCCGGTTTCTTTATTTTTAGTAGAACCAACTTTTTGTCCGCTTGCTAATGCTTTAACAGCATGCCAACTGCCTTTAACCATATCGGATTTGTGTTGTAAAACATGTCCTATTGCTTTAACAACTTTAGTATCGGCTACTTTCTTTAAACCATCTTTCAAAGAGTTCATAAATTTAGAGCCCTGCTTATGTTCACCTTTTTCAATGAAATCCTGCTCTTCTTTACCTAATGATTTAATTTCATTATCTAATGTAGCTTTTAGTTCTTCTGCTTTTCTTTCTTTTGCTACTCTATCTTCTGCATCTGATTTTAATTCAGTACCACTTAATTTTTGTTCTGGTGGTGGGGCTTGTTTTTCTCCACCCTTTTCTCCACCATCGCCTTTTGGTTTATCATCAGCTTTACCTTGTTCGGTATCGCCTTTTTTAACGGGTTGGCCTGGCTGTGATGGTTTATCATCTTTCTTTTTGGGTTCGTTTGCAGGTGCATCATCTGGTCCAACTAATTTAGCTGCTTGAATATGAGCTTCGTGGTCTTTTGGTAATCTTAATGCGTTTCTTACAGTAATTTTTTTCTTTTTACCATCTGCGGCAGTATATGTAAGTTCCTTATCCATATTTGGATTAGGTTCTTCTTCTAAGAAGTATTCTTCAATAAAATTATCAGCTTCAAATACTAATTTTGCAATTTGTTCTGCAATTGGGTCATATACATACGAATCATCCGTAGTTGCTACTGAACGGATATCATCATTTTTCTTTTGTATGTTTTGAACATCCTCTTTGGATGGATAACCTTTTATAAATCCTTCTTTAATCAATTTGTTAGTTATCATTTTATAAATTTCTTTATCGAATTTTGGATATGCTTTCAAAAATAGCTTTTCAGCATTATCCGAACTTAGCCAACTTCTTACATCCGTACCACTAATTGGATTTGAATCCGCTGGTATAATATAAGTATAACCAATCTCATCATAACCATATCCAGTCTTACCTTTGTATGGTTTAAAATATTTTCCTGCTAAACGAGTTGCATCTTTTTCACCAACAGCCGCTATGTATGCGGTAGTTTTACCATCAAATTTAGAAAGTATTTCTTTTGGAGCGTATGGATTTGATACTTGTACAATTTTGTTTGGTGGGATACCAAACATTTTACCCATTATAACAACTTTTTCTTTAAAGTTAAATGGAGATTTACCAGAATCGGTTTTATCAGATGTACCAATATAAACATTACTAGCGCCAAATTTTGACACTAATTTTTGGTAGGCAGCGTAATGTCCTTTATGAAAAGGTTGAAAACGGCCCGAATATACTACTACGGTCTTTTTAACTTCTGGTTTATCCACAATACCCTATTATTTTGTATATAAATATCTTTTTATAAAAGATTAGAAACTTTTATAAACAAATGGGTCTCTTTTTTTAAGTTCCTCTAACTTTTTTTTGAATCTTTTTTGCTTTTGTCTTTCTTCCCATAGTTTTACGAAAAAAGAAATGATAGGCCAATTTTTCATAATATTAGTTTTTATAATACAATTCAGGATATTCTATTAAACAATGTACTCCGCCATTTTTGTAAGCGTTTATGTAAGCTGTTTCAATATCTTTCCAATCTTTTAAATTATGAAATTGTATATTTTTACACATTGATTTAAATTCTTCAAAATAATTTCCTTTATGTTGGTGACCAGGGTCTAATGGTTTATCAGAACCTTTTCCTAATCTAATTAAAATATTTGCTTTTTTACCCGTCATTAATTCATACTTATCGATATGATTTATTAACTGATTTGTCGCACATATTATAAAATCCCAACGAGGATAGAATGTTACAACAGTCTTTCCAGCCATAGCCATTCCCAAACTCATACCCATTTGAGTTTCTTCCATTACAGGCAATTCTACCATCTTTTCTTTTGGCACATCGCCCAATGTGGTACTCATTGGATTTCCGGCATAAACTATTTGTTGTCCTATAAATATAACATCATCTTTTTCTCCTAAAACTTTCATTGAATTTGAAAGTGCATCTTTATATGGAGTGTATTCTGGTTGACTCATTATGGTTTTGAATTTGGGTTAAATAAATGTTTATTTGTTTTGTACCAATTTAGTGCATCTTCCAATCCGCTTTTTAAATCGTATTTAGGTTTCCATCCCAACTTCTTTAATCTTCTATTAGATAATAATCTGACTGGAATCATTGGTGCTTTATTACTTACATACTCAATTGGATTATTATTACCTTCAATCTCTTTAATGGTATCCAAAACCTCATTAACAGTGTATCCACTTCCATAGCAAACATTGTAAATATCATATTTGTCAACATTCTCTGCAACACATATGAATCCACTAACCATATCATCAACGTGAATAATATCTCTTACTTCCGTTCCATCACCCCAAACTGGGATTGGATTTAAACCATCTGCTACTTTACGAATGTTTGCAGGAGTAACGTGGCATTTTTCAAAATCGTATTTATCATTTGGACCAAATGCGTTTGAAGGTCTAATAATTACACATTGCATTGGATTGTGAATATGATTTGATAAAAAATCACAAAGGGTTTCACCATAACGTTTCATATTACCAACTGCTTTATAAGCCGGATAGATATTTGGAGTTTGTACTTCCATTTCTTCTACACAATATTCACTTCCTATATTTGGATAAACTGTATTTGATGATATAAACATAAATTTACGAACATTATTTTTCCAACATTGTTCCATTAAATTTACATTCATTTCTACATTTTGAGTAACATGTAATAGTGGGTTTACCTTCGTATCTAATGCATTTGTGGTATTTGCTGCACAATGGAACACAACATCTACATCGGTTGATACCAATTTACAAAATTCAGCATCCGTTAAATCGCCTTTAAAATGTTCAAAATTACCTTCTACGTTTGGTATATCATTAGTTAAATTACGTTTATGTGTAACTGCTCTAACATTTGTGTATCCATTTTCTATTAGCATTTTTAGTAAACGCGAACCAATGAATCCACTAGCTCCTGTAACTAATACCTTATCTATTTTCTTCATAAAATTTATATGTTTTTTTGATTCCTTCTTTTATACCCATTTTTGGTAAAATATTATAATAAGTTTGATTTGTAATATCCATTTGTCTTCGTTTATCCCCGTTGGGTTTAGAAGTATCCCATTTTATTAAAATTGATTTTCCGCTGATTTCTACAATGGTTTCTATAATTTCTTTAATTGTAACTTCTTCACCACAACCAAAATTTATAGTTATATGATAATTTCTTTCATATAATTCAATAATTGCATCTGCTACATCTCCTGCATAAAAATAGCAATTCTCCCATTCGTTTACTCCAAGCCGGAAACCAATCTGCTTCCGATGGTAAAGTTTTCCATACACTATCTTCTACAAATTTTTCCGCAGGTGCATATACTCCAACCGAACTTACAAATATTAACCAAATATTATGTTTAGCACATTGATTAATAATTTCAGTATTAATTTTAAATGATGGGTATAGGAAATCAACTGGTTGATTTTTTGCCCTCATAGGAGAACCTTTGACACCAAACGCATTTAATACAACATCCGGAGATTCATAAAAAAATAAATTCTTTACATTTTCTTCATTGGTTAAGTCCAATTCATAAAAAGTAAATCTATCGGATATTGGCAAGTTATCGGAATATCTGATATCTGCGCCAATAACTTCGTATCCTTTTTCTAAACACTTTTTTACTAAATGGATTCCTACTAATCCACTACATCCTGTTATTAAAACTTTTTTCATATTAAAATGCAATCCATTTGCCGCTTCCATAATGCGGATATTTTGATTTATAATCATACCAAATAACATCTTCAGGAACTTCTCTTTTCCCATTCCACGTTGCTTCAGTTGGTGTGTATGTAGATACTCCGTTATCTTCAACTACAAAATATAATGGTAAGTCAAATCGTCTGGCATACTTATGAACTTCATAGAATATACCACTTTCAAAACTCATATCCCCAACAAATACCCACACCTTATCATCTCCTCCATCTTTCTTAATAGCGGATGCTACTCCCAATGCAATCGGTAGAGTTCCACCCACAATAGCTGATGCATAAAATCGATTATCGTGGTCACACATTGTAATTGATTTACCTTCTTTTATTACTTCGGTAGCATAGTCAGCTGATAACCCACTTAATACCCAATGATAGTGAGAACGCCAAGTTGAGAATACCCAATCGGTTTCTTTAATTCTTTTGAAAACTTCAATTAATTGTGATTCATTTCCATTTGATAAATGCACGGGTCCTCTTATTTTGCCGCCTTCCCAAATATCAACTATACTTTGTTCAAACGCTATTAATTTTTCTACCGTCCAATCGATATCCCTAACAATTGGATATTGTTCTAAATTTTTTATCATCTATCTCTTTTTTGTAATATTGGAGAATCTGTTGGCCATTCTATTTGAAATTCCGGGTCATTCCACTTAACTACGCCTTGTGCATTTTCTTCAACGAAATCTCCTTCATAAAATAAATTATAATGAAATACACAATCCGTTAATGCATAGTGTCCATTTGCAAACCCAGGTGGAACTAAAATTTGGTCTCTTGATTTTTCAGTAAGTAGATATGAGTTCCAATCGCCATATGTTGGTGACTCTTGTCTAACGTCCAACACTACTAAAAATATATCACCTACTAATGCTTGAACCATTTTCCAAGTCTTATTATCCCAATGCAATCCTCTTAATACACCTTTATATGATTTTGAAAATCTACCATGTACTTTTAAATCTCCATGCATAAAATTATGAACGGGGTGTTCTTCAGAATGATACGTTGTCCATATCTCACCTCTATACTCTCTATATACTGATGGTGAAAATATTGGAACATCGTTTCCAAATGGTTTTAGAAATGATACATCTATATCATTCCATTTTTTGTCTTTATAACTCATATTATGTTCTATTTGCGTATCCTAAAGGAAATCCGTTTCTAAATTCTGCTCCCATTTTAGGAACTATCATTTGATATCCCTGAATTAATTGTTTAATACCTTTATCCAATCCCCAATGTGGCACCCACCCAGTCGCTTCTATTTTAGCGTTTGATACGATATAATCTCTTTTATCGGGGTCCTCATAATAATCGTTATATGATACCGCAAAATCCTTTACATGAGATTGTATCTTTTCCAACAATTCTTGCTTTGATAAATTGGCAGAGCTTAACCCAACATTGAAAACTTCACCTTTATATTGTTCATAGTTTTCTAACATAAAAAGAAATGCCGATGCTACATCTTCTATGTGGATAAAATTTCTTTTAAAGTTCTTTTCAAACACAACGATGTATTTATCCGTAATTGCTTTATAAACAAAATCGTTTACTAATAAATCGGTTCTCATACGAGATGATACACCAAATACAGTTGCTAATCTAAATGTAATCGCTGATGTATTTGCTCTAAGGAAATTTTCTGCTGCACATTTGGTATTACCATAAACCGATATAGGATTTAATGGCGATTCTTCGGTACATTCGGTTTGCCCTACACCAATACCATACCCACTATTAGTATTTGGGTACAATATTTTTTTATCTTTTGCAAATCTTACAATATTAAAGATTTGTTTAAAATTTATTTCATTTGCCAATTGAGGGTCAGCCGCACATGCGGGGAATCCTACTATTGCCGCCAATGGTATTATAACATCTGCTTCTATACAAAGTTCTTCTAATAATGTTTCATTACGAACATCTCCATAGATAAATTTAAAATTTGAATTAGATGTATATTGAAGTAGCGATGTTTGGTTAAACAATAACTTATCCAATACAACTACTTCATATCCGGCTTTCAACATCTTGTCTACAATAACCGAACCCAAATAACCGGCGCCGCCTGTGATTAATATTTTCATAATTTTATTAATTCCCTTTTAGCTGTTTCTAAATCCATAGCCTTATCATCTATAAGTAAATCATAATGCAATTTACCCATAAATAATCCGTGATGTTTTACACCCCATTCTTTTAAATGATTTAAAGTTAACTCATAAAGTTGTTCATATATAACTTTAATATCACCATCAAATGTTTTCATACCTCTTGCGGTATAGATATATATGGTATTTCCACCATCATATAATTTATTGGAAATATCAATCATTTCTTGTATTGGTTTACAATGGTGGTATTTATCACCGCCTAAATGTTCTACATCTTTAGGTCTGTAACAAAGTGTATCATCTAAATCAAAAGCAAATATTTTTTCCATTATGGTAAATGATTTAATTTATTTTTAATATTTTCTTTAACTATATTATCTATTTTTGGCATATTGTACAAATCAAAACAATAATGGCCACACACTTTAATTAGTAATTTTTTAGATAAAGTAGTATTTCCATCCGGCACCCATCTCTGCCATTTCATAGATTTTAAACATATTTCATAAAATTCATCAATTTGTGTTTTTGTCATATGTTCTAAATAGGTAAGTGTTTCTATTTGAGCAATTTCAGGACCAATATTAATTGAATCCAACCCATTTTGAAATCGTATTTTTAATTCCGGTGTACTTAAATAATCTCCATTATGCTCTTTTGTTTTTTTACCAAATGATTTTACTAAAAGAGATTGTGTTTTTAATTTTTCTAAATTAAATATTCCCGTATTTTTTCCACCAACTAAATCCAATCCAACTCCTGATTGAATTACAATGTATATGATACTATCAAATTCATCTTTTGTCAAATTGGTTATTAAATATTGTAGAATATTGATTAGTTCGTTATCCGAAAATGGTTTTATAGCTTCTTCTGTAAGGATTTCAAATTTAGTATTTGGATTTATATGATGTATATATTTTATAGCATCTACTGTTTCTTTTATCCCTAACAAATGATTTTGAGTATATTTCCAAGGGTCTAAATGTATTACATCAAAGTAGTTTGCGTCGTGTGTATATGTCTCATACCCAAAATCTTCCACACTTCCTTGTAATGGGCCGGAATGGTCACGTTCTAATATTATATTAGGATTTATAGATTTGACGTATTCGTAAAAACTTTTAGTATTCCATCCATTTACATATCCACTATTAAAATCAATTTGTCTGCGTGTTGGTAACAATCCAAATGCTGAATTGTTTAATTCCAAAACGGAATCAACAATGTTTTTAGACATTGGGCATATGTAATATTTAGGTAGCATCATATTCTATTCCTGTATATAATTTGAATTGATGCTTTGCTTGATATTCTGCAACAATTTTTCCATAATGAGTATGTGGTCTTAAATCTATTATTTTATTGTGTGTAGATTCAAATTCAATTGGAGTTGCGTTTATAAAAATCTCATCTACAACATTAAACATTGTTTTGGTATCCTCCCTTTTAATTATCTTATATTCAATATTCATTTTTTTACAAGCATATTGAATTGCTTTACTAAATCCCCCATTACCAATTATGTTTATATTCTTTTCTATGTTAATATACGAAAAAAAATCAATAATACCAAAAAAATCGGTATTAAATCCGGTCAATTCTCCATTTATATTTACAACAGTATTAACCGCTCCTATTTTATGAGAAATTTCATCCAAATGATTTAGATATGGTATTACATTTATTTTATGTGGCATACTTAACGCAAATCCACTAAATCCCAAATGCTTTACAGAAGTAATTGTATCTTTTATGTTATCCGAATAAAAGGATTTATATATTGCATTTATATTATGCTTTTCAAATGCGGCATTAAAAAATAAACATCCGTTGTTGCCAGGTGTTTCTGAAAATGAACCAAAGATTTTTGTATCTTTATTTATTTGCAAACCCATAAAGTATTTCTATTGATTTGAACCACAACATTTTTGAAAACTTCTCATCATGCAATGGCGACATATTTAAAAATATTAAGCCAGTTATTAGTTTTACTTTATCTAAGTCAAACCCAACTTTAATGACCCAATCTTCAAATTCTTTTTTAAATAAATTTAGATTATCCGAAATATCGTATGAATATCTAATCGAATATTCCCCTTCAACATAATCTATATTAGATTCATCCTTCATCATATTATATGGTATTATAGAACCACCATATAATTTAGCTAAATCATAGTATATATCGCCCGATTCAGTATAGCCTCCAAACGATTCTCTCCAATCAATATATGTAAATTTATCATTTTTTGAATTATAAATAATATTATCAAATTGAAGGTCTCCGTGAAACACTTTATAAAAAGTATTACTATTAAACTTACTAAAATTTATATTACCAAAAAAAGAATCATATGATGGGTAATCTACTCCATTTATGTTATGTGGATGTTTAAAATACTTATCCCCATTTTTACTTATAAATTTATTAAGTCTTTGATAAGTTTTATCTTTGTAAAATTTATGAATGTGCTCCAATGAATTATTAGAAATATTTTGTAAATTATTTTCTAATGTTTTTAAAAATTTTTTAAACAATTCTAAATTATCAATGGTGTACAACGTATTACCATCTTCCCAATTATAATACATAAACTTTGAAACACATCCAAAGTTAGATGGAATTTGATTTTGAATTAATTGAGCTCGTTTAATTCTATTTTCTAATATGTTTGTATCAGGTGTAAATTTAATAAATAAATTACCTTCTTTGTACGTTATTTCATTATTATCTTTTTGTAATGATAATGGAACATCGTTAAAATATTGCTTTGTTTTATTTAAATCATCTAAGTTGCCGGTATCTAACCACTTTAGTTTTTTAATTTTAAATGTTGGATATTCTAATGGCGATTCAAATGCTGATACCAATTCTCCATTAATAGTTTTTGATTCCAACTGCTTCCAAAATACATTATAATCCCATATTCCCGCCAATCCAATAAATGCCAAATCAAAACCGCTTTCGCTTTTATTAGAATAATTTATAATATTATCACCATCAGATAATATTGTAGAATATTTTTCAGGATATGATGTTGGTTGAACTCCTAACCAATTACCATCTAAATGTGGCATTGGTGAATCGATTAGACAATCGCAAGTTGTTATATAAAAAGGTCTTTGCAAATATTCCTTACACTTTAATGTAGAATATCCAGGACCAGAACCTTGTCCATCTATATTGTCTATTTCGACAAATGTAAATTTATGATTAGGAAACACTAATTTACAATATTCTTTAACCAATTCACCTTTGTATCCAATTGCTACTATAAATTCATAATCTTTTGGAAATTTATCAATTATGTGAGATATAATTGCACGGTTGTTAATTGGTAAAAGTGCTTTGTTAATTTCTTTTGTAAGAGTTTCCAATCGTGTTCCTAATCCAGCTGCTAATATTAATACAGCAGGAGTCTGATGTTCTCCTTCTATTTTACCATCTCCTCTAGCGAATTCATCATTGATTCTGATTACATCATCTACTTCGGGTGTAGAAACTTCCTGAAGTATTATATCGGTAAGTGCTATAACTCTGTGCTTTTTTGGTGGAGTTACATTAAAGTAATCTCCTGCTTTCATAATTTTCTTTTCAACAACTCCCTCATCGTTTTCTAACCATACCTCTGCTTCACCGGAAATTATATAATTGGTTTCTTTTTTGAAATTATGATATTGATAAGATGTTTTGTATCCAGCATTTATGTATATGCGTTTATAACAATATCTATCATTGAGTTCTAACCACTCTTCTTTGCCCCAAGGCTTTGTAACTGTTTTCATATTAATATGTTCTATTAATTATAAATATACTAAACGGGTAAATTAAAAAAATACCTTCTCCAATTGTTTTCGTAATCTTCTATTGTTCTATTTTGTTCATAAAGATTACTCCATCGGTATGGGATACCTTCATTTCCACAAAACAATCGTTTAAACGATATATTATTTTTGATTAAATATTCCGCCATTTCCGTTTGCCAATCTACTTCATTCGTTCCCAATCTTTCGAAGTAATAATTTACAGCAACATCAAAAACGTTTGATGTAGCAATCCAAAAAACATCTTCAAATTTATTTAAACTTATTACATTTCCAAAATCCATAGTATATATACTATTTCCGTAATCGGAATTTAATATTATTTCCAATTCATCTTTTAATTTATATGATGGGTTATAAATAAAATCAGGCCTTATTTTTATTATAAAATGATAATCTAAATTATTTTCTTTTTGATATTCTTTTCTTAGTTTATCACATTCATATAAAGAATAAAATAAAGGTTCTATTTTAATATATTGTTTTTGCCAGTCAATAAAATCATCAACAATCATTTTTTTAGGATTCCATATTTTTGAAAATTCTTCAAACAAAGAATTAGGCTCTTTAAATGGAACACCTGCTATACTTAAATCCGATGATGTTTCACTTCTAACATCCCAAGTATGAACAAATACATCGCATTGGTCTATTAAATCTCCTATAAAATTTTTAATATTTTTATAGGTTAATAACCCTGTTCTTATTTGTCCACTAAAACAAATCGCTATTTTTATATTTTCAATTTTCATTTAAATAAACTTTGTTGTCCATATCATCAAAATCAACACCAACCTCATTAGGTAAGTCATATACATAAAAATTACCATTAGGGTTTAATTTATAATAGCTATAATAATATCCATCAGCTTCTGATATTTTTTCTATACACTCTTTACTAACCTCTTCCTTTGCTAAATGTTTATATGCATCTCTTAACACAAATGGTTCATCAAACGCATGTATTGGATTTATGTTTTTAAAAAATGTGTGCATATATTGAGTATATCCATATCCATCATTTTTACAATACGCTGGATTTATTGATTTATCATATTTCATTTTGTCTATAAAAAATGTTGAATATGAGTCCATTGTTTTAGAATTTGAAATAAAAAAAATATCGTTTGCGCTTATTGTATTTAAAATACTAGTCCAGTCTGAGCTATATCTGAAATGAGTAGCCATTGTATTATCACTCTTACTTAAAATATGCTCAATATGCTCATCAAACGTATCAACATTTTTAAACATAGAATCCGGTCTTATTTTTATAACAATATCATATTTAAAATTATGTTTTCTTTCATACCATCTTTTTAAAATAATACTTTTATAAAAAGAATACCAAAGCTCTAATCCACTACCAAATCCTTTTTCTACATATTTTTTTAAATAATCCAAATGCGATTCTATTTTTATTGCTTTTGGATTGTAAGTTTGTTTTAAAAATTCTACTTCATCCGATGTAATAAATCTAGTACGATGTGGATAAATGTTTGTGCCATTGAAATTTTTGTAAGATGTGTTATCCCAAGTATGAATAAAAAAATCAATCTCATGCTTTTTGCTTGAGAAAAATCGTTTTAGATTAGGTGCACATTCGTTTGCTGTCCTAATCTGCCCACTAAAACATACTGCTACTTTCATAATTTTTTATCTACAAAGATAAAAAACTTTTTTGAAAATTCCAAATGCCATTTTTCGCCAGGGTGATGATTATCTCTTGCTGCAAAATCGGTTTGATAACAATCCAATGGTTCAAAAAATGTGCTATAATCAATTGTATTTTTAAGATGCGGTTTTAGTTCTTTAAATATATCGTAATAATATCCGGAAATGGTATGTATAACATTTATATTATATAGTTTTGCGGTCATTTCAACCAATTTATAAGCTTCCCAAAACTCCATTAAATCCTGATAATCATTTCTTAGTTCAACAAATAATCTATCTTCTTCTTCGTTTTTCCAAATAACATCTCTTTCATGTGCTAATCTAAACCCCCCTACCTTTTTAAATACTCCATTATCTTTTAAGTAATCTCGTCTACTAAACCCAGGCCACATTATTAAAACCAAATCGGGTTTTCTGCTATCAATGTAGGCCATATGGCTTCATTTCTAACGCCAACACCCATAGTCCAAGAACACCCTAATGTTAGAATATTATATTCTGATTTGTTTTTGAATGAATTTGAACGGTATCCATGCTCATTCATTTTATATAAAATAGAACCATCATCTTTTGTATCACTAGCTATTGTGAGTAGTTCCTTATTTACATAATTTTTGTTTATAAAAACATCATCCGATAGTATTAATTCGTAATCTTTTGTATAACTCATTTTTAAATAATATTATGTGTGATATCATAGAATTCTTTAACTAAATCTTCTCCAAATAATTTATTCTTATGATGATTTATTAATGTTCTATGATTATGAATTAGTATATCTTCCATTTTCCAATACCAATCGTGTATTTCCTCTTTACTCATTTCACATAATCTTTTAACTTCTAAAAATATAGCTTCTAATCTTTCATTAACATTTTCTATATTATCATAGCTTTCATCGATAAACCCTTCAAATGTTTTAAATCCTAAATTTCTCAATAATTGTAATCCTCCTGGGAATGCAACAAAGAAAAATGGTTGGAAATTTATAATTGGTTTAAATATTTTTTCCGTTAATGATTTGTGGTCGCCATGTACAAATGTTTCAAAACATATTTCAAAATAAGAATTTATATGTGGTTGAAAGTGAGAATCAGTCCACGCATTAATTTGTCCATATGATATATCTCTTTCACTTTGTAAAACATGCGGAGCCGTTTCATGTAACCTTTTAATATTTCCCAAATGTTGATTTTTTAAGTCATAATTTTGAATTACGTGCTGAACCGAATCCATAAAATTTTGGTTAACATTTGGTGTAAGGAATGAAAAATCTCCCATTTCCAATAAATTAGCACTTGCCATTTTATACAAAAATGCGATTCTATGCTGTCTACCATTTCTAATTTTCATTAAAAAATGGTTTTTTCTTATTGTATTTTTTGTATTTAAAAAATCAGCTTCGGTCATACAAACTCCTGTATTTCTTTCTAATTCACTATTATAATACCAAGAGCTATGGTCTAAACAGAATGGTAAATTTCTAACTGAATACATTCTTTCATTTTCTGGATAATAGTTCTCATAACAAGTTCTTGCATTAAAACTATTTACACATAAAATTATAGATTCTTTTGGAATACCACTATTTTTTAATCCTTCGTGAAATGCATCATGTAAGTATTTATCAATATATGGCTCCATTGAATAATCTATGAATATAATTCCATCTTTTCGTAAAATATGTTCCATAGCTTGTGCCGAAATATATTTCCAAAAGAATTCCCCATTCATTCTACTACCAATTGTTTGATTTACGCCAATAAAATCACTTAATACAGGATTAGGTTTTATTGGATATATAAATCTATCTTGTCCATTATTATTGTTATATAATGGTTTTTGTATAAAATCTAATATAGGTTGATAAACTTGTGCTTGATAAAAATACCCAGTACCGGAATTAGGCATACCATTAAATTTATCCCCAAACAATTCTTGTAAACCAATTTGCTGTTCAAACACAGTTGCATTTTGTGCTTTATTTGTGTGCATTGAAGCTAAATAATTTACAATACCAATTTCAGGCATAGTTGCATTTGGTAAAATGAAACTTGGAAAAAAGTAATCAAAAACGAAGTTTAATTTATATTTGTTCATATTAAAATAAGGGAGCACCGAATGCTTTGTTTTTTTGTTGATTAAAATTCAGTTGATATGATTGTTGTTGATTGTGCCAAGATGAAGTATCCTTTAACGATTCTAACAATTCAAATGTATTTTTAGATTTTTCTGTATCGAATTGTGGAAATTTATCTTTCATAAATTCGTAATGCATCTTTTGAGTAGGATGTGCATCTCTGAAATCTTCTTTTTTATATAACTCATAATCATTTGGATACTCATATCGTTTTCCCTTCCACTTATCTAATGATTCAGAATCGGCTAATGAATTGTAAATATTGTTTACAAATTTATTTGATAAAGCGTTTGTTAATGTATCATCAAACGGAGATTCTTCAAAATAAATACTATCCATAGCCATTAGCAATTTATTTTCTAAAGCTTTATATCTCAATAATTGTTTGATTGTGTTTATTGCTATCCAAGAATTATAAATTCCCCAATCTTCGGACCACATTTGATTTCTAAATTGTTCTGGGTATGTTTCATTTTTATAAACGCTTCCTTGTAATTTCCAACCAACTTTATCGTAGTATGAAAATCTATTGAAATTAGTAAACATAACAACTATGTAATCCGTTTCATAATCAAATTTATATTTAACATCTGCTTCTATAAATTTACTCATTATATATGTGTTGCATGCTCCACCTCTTCCAAAGTTGTAGTATTCTTCAAAGTTTGAACCAATATAATCTGCCCAAGTTCCAGCTATATGACATGTGTAACTACACCCAAATGCAAAAAATCTTTTTTTATTTACTCCATCCATTGCTTTGTAATTTTTTTATTATCGTTTCAAAAACCTCTTTATGGCCTTCGGCTGATGTATGTAGTGTATTCAAATCATCGGGATACTTCTTTGATAATATCCCCCAATCTACGTTAACTAAACTTTCATCTGGTATATAATTTTTAAAATCCGCATCATAAGTTAATACCAATGATTTTATATTTCTATTTTCTAATAAATTATATGCCATAGTAATTACGCCTATATCATAATAACGTTGTATTCTATCATCAAAAACTTCTGCATAATAATTTCTAAGTAAACGCATTCTATCAGGCCTTTCGTTTTTGAATTTAGCAAAGTAATCTCCAGCTCCACGCTTTCCATCTAAAACATTATCCACATAATCTACTACACCATAATAATTTTCAGTAAACATTTCGCCTGTATATCTTTCATCATATTTCATTGGGTTTTCTAAAATATACTGATAAGTATCTCTCCCATATGGCGGATATTGATGGTAATTAACACCTGTTAATTTCAAATCTCCATCGGATGCATCCGCATCTTCTGGAAACCATTCTACTCTATTATATGAGGTTGGTGCAATACATACAAAATCTATATCCGATGGATTTATATTTTCTACAACATATTTTACTTGTAAAAAAATAGATAGATTTGTGGATGAGCCTTTTGCATAGTTTAAAATATTTCTATCAAACTTATTTGCTAGCCTAGAACCATATGGTTCATTGTGTAAATCGTGGCACCCTATTCCAATACTAAATGAATCACCACAAATAACTATATTTTTCATATTAACGATTTATTCTTTTTCTTAAATAAGTATCTATACGTTTTAATTCTTCTTCAGAAAAAACATTTAATTCTTTATAATAATGTAGAGTTGTAAATGTATCTAAACTTCCGGACCAGTGCCATCCAAATGCGTTTGAATTGTATTTAAAAAATGATGAAAAATTAAAAGAATCACATATTTCATCATTTTCATTTAATGGATTAAATGGTTCGTTTAATAATAAATTTTTATTTTCTATAAATTTCTTATTCTACTATCTTCGCCGGGTATCTTTTTAGCATTATGTTTATAAAACATAGAGTAATACGAATCTTCATTTGTATATAAAGAATTTACATTACCAAATCCATTTATACACTCCATTAATTCATTGGTTGATAGATTTCGCATCATATTGGTTTTTCTTAAAGAAAATCCACCATTTTGTAAACGATGTCCACCGCCAATGAAATCATATTTTAGCCAATTCGGATTCCAACTTAATGGGTTTATTATAAATCCATCCCATTGGAAAGTTAAATAATATTCGGTATTTACTAACCAAGGTAATTCTCTTACAAAAAAGTTTTCGAATTCGCCGGTTTTTAAACTTCGATTGAATCCATTTAACGGAGAAAATTCTAATATTTCTCCAAAATTAATATATTGCTTTGAATAATCTAATGCTTTCTTTACTATTATGTTTCGTATGTTAGATTCTGATGGATTATCTCTATAATCATCTACTATAACAACAGATACATTTGTTAAATCTAACATTATTAAAGTAATTTGTATTGATTTATATATCTAACCAATTCTTCAGCCCAAATAGTATGTGATTCAGGAGATGGGTGCCATCCATAATATACGGGGGTTGGATTTTTCTTTTCCATAAAACTTTTAAATGTATTGTTTGGTTGGTCTTTTTTATAGAAACGAATTCTATCTACTGTATCCCACATTGGAACGTAATCATATTGATAAACGTGTCTACCTTTATGATTGGATATACTATATGGAGTACCATGTAAGTTTAATTTTTGTAACTCGTCTCTAACGTTTAAATCTTCCCAATCCATTGGATTTTTTCCTGGTGTTTGATAAAACGCATTAAACATCATCCATTTAATATTATGAGCTTTAAAAAAGTTTTGAAGTTGTAAAACGTTCATAACATATCTTGGTAAATATTCTTCCGCATTCCAAAGATATTGTACATATAACTTCCAAAATTCTTCTTGCTGTGGTTTATCGAAGTGCTGAACTTGTGGCCATAATCTAAATCTCATTGAGAAGTTTTCAATATCATCCTTATACCAAAAGAAATTTCTTTCAGGAGATGACCATCCAACTATTACAAATAAATCATCTGTTGGTAATTCTTTATCAATGTAATTTGATGTTATATATGCCATTGTTCTATGTGCAATAGTTCCATTATCATCGGCAGGCCAAGCTAAGTTTGTAACTTCTGCATTCATCATTTCTGATAATCGTGTTGGAAATATTTTTGGAATTCTATAATTATCATTCTCTTCCATCCAATCATATTTACCAGGATGAACTTCACCATCGAATCTCATACTGATTTGTGGGTCTGCTATTTCAGAACCAAATACCCAACTATCTCCATTGGTAATTATTTTTAATTTTTTATTCATATTCTTTTATTTTTTGTACTATTTCTTCAGCAAATGCTTTATGTCCTTTAAAAGACCAATGTCCATCATTTATTTGTGCATCGATATCACTAATTCTTTCAAATTTTATATGATACCCATCTTCTAAATCCCAAAATAAACACACTTTAACTTTTTTATGAACATCTAATATTTTTTTAAAAAAATGCATTCGTTCTAGCCACCTTTCATTGTGTAAATCGGTATCAATTAGTGATAAGGTATGTAAAAAAGATAATATATCATTTTTAGAATATCCTTTTTCTTTTAAAAACACTTCCGATGTTGGAGTTATGGTTTCCCATTGATATCCACTATCATCATCATTTTTAGAACATATATCAAATCTATGCGAAAATGTTTTTTGTATTATGACAACATCTCCTTCACCTATTAAGTCGAAATTTTGCATAATACTGTCAATTATATAATCATTTCCAACGCCACCCATTCCTAAATTAAATAATTTTAAATTTAATTTTTTAGCTATGATTTCCGGCCATATTAAATCATCTTCGGACTTTTTATATTTTAAAGAATATGGGTCATTTGGTAAACAACCATTTCCATGCGTAAACGAACATCCAAATACAAATAAATTATTCATAATTAATGTATATCAGCTTTTGATTTTTCAAAATAACCATTTTCATACCAATCTTTTGATACGTTGAATACTTCTTGCCAATCATTAATGCTATGCAATCCCCTATCTTCTGCTTCTTTTCTAACTACATAGTATGGATTAGCATGTTCTCCATATGGATGAATATTCCAATTAGTCATATATTTGTATAAAAGTGTACCCGGTCCATAGTAGAATTCGGGAAATTCAACGAACTCCCCTGTAACTTTTTGTAGTCTACCTTTTTCCATTATTTTTTTATACCATCTGTAAATTTGTGCTATTATATCCATAGTGGATGAGTCTGCATAAAAGAATACATCATCAAAGCAAACCTGATTGAATTCGTTTGGAAATCTTGTAGGAGTTGCCGATGAGGCATATGCCGTAAATGGTTTTATCGGATGTACATAGAATTTATTTATGGGTAACCCAAATTTATTAACACCTTCTTGTAGAAAGTTTATATCAAATCGGGTTTTAATAACCATATCATATGTGATATCTTTCATTAACTCATATCTTCGTTTAAGTTCTACGCTTTTCATAAAGCTATAAAACATGCCATCCCAAGCTTCAATAAATCCTTCCGAATTAAATGGTTCATACTCCATCAACTTTGGTTTAAAAGCAAATTTTATTTCATCAGCTTCATTTGGATTATCTATTACATAATCAGTATTTTCCCATCTCGGTTGTGTTTTATCTCTGTAACTATTTGTATCCCAAGTGTGAATAAAGAAGTCAACATTTACTTTACAATTTTTATGTGTATTAATTTTTACATCAAAATAGTTAAGAATGTTTTCCTTAGCCGTTCTCCAAGTACGTGATTGTCCGCTTAAACAAACTGCTATATTATATGTTGTTAACTTTTTCATATTATCTTATTATATCTGGGTCAATTTTTAATCTTACGTTTTTAATATCAAATATTCGTATTAAGTATGCTAATATCGATTCAACTTTAACATCCGGTGGAAATATATCAGGCGATATTTGTGGTAAATAATTGTATGCGTTTGCTATAATATCATATGTAAAACTATCTGCGTAGAAAAATATATCACCAACCGCATCATGTGGAAAGTATTCTGTATTAAAACTATGAACCGAATATAATGTTTTTTCTTTTGGCATTTCAAAATCGTTAACAAATATCATACGATTTAAATAATCAAAACTTAAATCATTTCTCATTCTTACCACCATATCATATTCAAATCCATAAGCTAATTCCCAATTTCGTTTCATTTCAGCTGCTCTCATAATTCCATATAGTTGAGAACCGGCCCAACTTATTGGTGACCACTTTGTGTAATCTCCCAATCTCCATTGAGTTCTGGCATCTAATTCTTCTTTACGACTTGTACTTTTGAATATGTTTTCAATGATGTGTTGTTTTGGTTTTATAGTTTCCAAAAATTCATCTATTTCTTCCTTTGTAACACCTTCCGCTGGAGGTTGTTCAAAGCCTGAATGGTATTTACCAGCATCCCATTGTTGTTTTGTCCAAACCGCAAATGGTGTACTATTAAAATCCCATGTATGTACAAAGTAATCAACTTCTAATTCTTCACCATCTAATATAGGTGATTTTTGAAGTTCATCAAAGAATAATCCCCAACTTTTGTAGGAATCTTTCCAAGTTCTTAATTGTCCACTTAAACAAACAGCTAATTTCATTTTTTATTGTTTTTCTACTAATTCATCAATGTAATTATCTACATCATCATTAATAATATATCTATCTTTTAATAAATTTATATAATGTCCCTCCGGAGTTATCGGATTTTTTTGAGGATTCCCATAGTAGTAGTCTTCGCATCCAATACATCTATGATACCCATCAATGGTACTATCATTATATTCCAAACATTCTGGTCTTAACACTATATAGCCCGATTCGCCACCTAAATCTCTCCTTTTAAATTGCAATAGTTTTAAATTGTGTAATATAGAATGTCTTATAAATCCATAAAATGGTTTAGTCCTATCTCCAATACCCCAATCCAACCATTTTAAATAGTATTCAGATGCAATATTCATACTTTCTGAATTTGATAAAAAATAAACATCGTCTATCGTATGAGTATCAATAGAATAATCTCTTATCAAATTTTCTATATAAAATTCACCCGAATCTAATTCATTTTTATACATTTCTATATCTTGACTTAATCGTCTATTTGGATGAAGTAATATATCTGGTCTTAATTTTATAACATAATCATATTTAAATCCATTATCAATTTCATATTCATTTTTTAACTGAATACTTTTGTAAAAAGAATACCATAGAGGTTGAACTATATCAAATATATTTACAGTTGTATATAGTAAAGGTTCATATTTTACTAACTCTTTATAAGCAATTTGATAATCATCTACTATTATTTTTTTAGGGTTGTATTTATTTTTAATTTCATTGATATCATTCGATGTTAACTTTGTTTCTTTTGAAAATACATTGGATAAATTATAGCACTTTTGTTTATTTATATCCCAAGTGTGAATAAAGAAATCGCAATATGGATACAATATACCAAAAAATTGTTTTAAGTTTTCATAACAATAGTTTCCGGTTCTCCATTGACCACTAAAACAAACTGCTATTCTCATATATTAATAATATACGTTTCCATCAATATAGATTTGTGGATAGTTTCCATTAAATGCATAATTCCAAAGTTTGTATCTATTTGATATTTCAAAATTACAAAAGAAAGCAAAGTATTTGGTTAATTCCCAATTTGGATTGAATATTTTATAATTTCCAAATGCTCTTCTACTATACTTAGCTTCATAATTTTTTAAAATATCTTGAACATCCAACGTTAATAATTTTTTCTTAATTGCAAAGACAATATCATATTCAAAATCGCCTATACCTCTAGTGTTTTCATCACCAAACATACTACCACATCCTATCCAATACGGAGCATCTACATAGGAAAGTTTATTAAGACCTGAATACACTATACTACCAACGATGTTATTGTTAAGATAGCAAGATATTTTTGCTTTCGCATCATCGTTTGTCATATATACATCTATAAAATCATCTAAATCTGAATCTTTTAGTTCTATTTGAACTTGCTTAACCGATTTACTTCCATCTTCTTCATTTTCAAACCAATATGTGTATTGTAAAAATACTTTATCTAACTGATTTTTAAATATAGATATGCCTGAATGCATTCCACTTCTGGAAATAATAAACGATTCGTTTTCTGTTAAAGTTTCTTTATCAATTTTTACTCTAGCAAATAAAGTAAAATCGTTTTCCATAGAATCACCTATATTAGATTCTTTAAATGATACATTTGATGGGAGTACCAAATATAAATTTTCTGCGTTTATTTTTAAACTCATATTGTAATAGTTGAACAAAAGTGATAAAATTCTTCTAATTCCGGAAACGTTTTAATGAAATCAGTACCTCTGCGTTTATCATGTTCACTAAAATATTTAAAGAAGTTATGTCTATTTTTCATTTGCTGCATCGAATCTTTTGGTGCTAGCATCCAATCGTAAATTCTTTTAATCTTTTGAACCTCAACATCTGAATATCCAATTTGAGTAGAATTAAAAGATGGGGTTGAAAAGAATGTTGCCAATTTAGCTTGGTTCATTATTTTTTCTGAAAACTGATGTGGTAACACTTGAACCGTTTGATGTAGTGGGTATCGTAGATATGATGAATCTAAGAAAGTTGCCGAATTCCAATAACGATATGGACTTGCATATGTTTCTTTTAATTTATAAATTTCTTTTATCAATTTATCATAATTAAAAACGGATAAAGCATTATATGTAACCATAAAGGTTACAACTATCTTCGGACAGTTTAAAAGAATTTTATTAATATTATCCCAAAAACGATTAAATTCTAAACCAGTTCGAATGTATTCAGCTTGTTGTCCCCAAGTATCAGCGGATGTAAATAGAATCAATTCTTTAACTCTACCTTCATCTTCAATTTTCTTTATTTTTTCAATCAATTTATCAATCAACGCATCAGGTACACCTAAATTCGAATTAATTGCTAATTTAAGATTTCTATTTGGATTCTTTTCACTAATAATGTAATCCAAAACACTCCAAGTATCTTTTGATAATAATGGCTCACCTCCGGTGATTCTGAAGGTGTGTAAATCTCTATATAACTCTGGCCACCATTTCCAAAATGCTTCTACATATGGATTATGCTGTCTTTGTGGAATAGGCATTTTATCTTCACGCTTCATCCAAGTAATATCGTTGAAATTATCAGTAGTTGGAAATCCACCGAATTGCTCAATTTCTTCCATCCAAGTTGTACTGAATGATGGTCCACAATATGAGCATTTGAAATTACAAACATTTGAAAATGCAACTTCAACATATTTTGGATTATAATCATCTCTCCAATCTGAATTAAAAATTTCTTCTTTATGTTCCCAACTCCAACTTTCAGATGATTTAAATATTCTATCACTAAATCTATCCGAATTATCTTCCACATTCCAACAATAATCACATTCAGCAGGCCTTGCTCCACTTAACATTTCTTTTCTTTTTAGTTTTTTGAAACGAGTATTATGAAGTGCAGATGGATTTCTTGCTATTTCTTGTTCTGAAATTTTATGAGTAGCGGGGTGATGGCAGGAATGGTTATGTCCACTTTGTAATTGCATAGTTACTTGTGTCCACTTTGCCAAACACATACCATGTCCGATGGAATCTAATTCGTTTTTTACCTGAACATACAGTGGATTTTCTCCTTTTATAATTTTATCTTCTGCCATTTTATTATTTTATACAATGAACGTTAATCATCTTATGTTTATCAAATATAGTTTGTGTATTTAGATATTTAAATTTTTCATCTAAATTACTCATACCATCGTTTTTATAATCTATTTTACCTTGCTGCATTTCTAACACATATCTTCTTTCGTTTGCAGCTGTGGTTTCTCCTTTTGCCCACTTTTCTATTCCACCAACATTAATTAATCCTTCGGTTTGATGCGGTAAGCATAGAAATTTACCATCTCGTCTATATGGTAAAATTACATCAGAAATTTTTATATCTCTATCTTCAAATGAAACATTTTTACATATTCCATCATTTAATTCGGATTGGTCTATAACTCTACCCATCTCATCAAATTCTTTAAAATTATAATGTAATAACAATCCCTTTGTTGAGAATTGTTTGTGTAATAATTCTATTTCAGCTTCACCTAAAGCTCTGTTCCAAAATTTAATATCTGCAATTTCGCCTTTAAAAAAGGCGTTTGGTTCAAATCCAGCTACCGATGGGGTATATCCTATATAGAATGGTTCGCTCCCATATCTTTTTAAAGTATGTTCGTATCTTAGTGGAGATTCTGTACCCGTACCATGTCTTGCGCTACTCTCTCTACCATTTAGATAAAAGTGCATTTTTTTGTTATAATCATCTGCAACCATTGTTAGCCAACTCCACTCACCTTCATATCGTTTAAACCATTGATATAAATGTTCTTTATGTGAGTTCCATAGCATGGCTGTATAAGCTCTGCTATTATTAAATGATACACCCCAATCGTAACCTGGCTTTCTAAATATGGGGTATTCAACAAACTTTCTATTTTCATCTCCTATCAACCAAATGGGTACTTTTTCAATCTGCTGGTCAGCCTTTACTAATATTGATATTGTATGAGAACTACTTATTGCAAATCGCATATCTTCATTGCATGGTATTTTAATCATAGATGTTTTACCATCAAAAATAGCAGCAGTTTTTGTTTTATCAAACTCTATAAACTGCCTATCAGCCATTCCTTCTTTTACACATCTCCAAAATAAATCATCATCCTCCATACCCCAATCCCAATAATCATTTGAATAACCATTGGTTTTTAGGACTTGTTCTTTTGTAAATAAAACTGCACCACCAAAATATTCATAATATTTTAATCCATAGTCGGATTGTGAAATACGAACTGCTAAGTGTTTTGGATTATCCGAATTGTACGAATAATCGCAACTCTCATCTTCTGGCACCATATCAATATCATGCCATACAATGTAATCACACCCATCTTCAAATGCGTATTTAGCAGCAACATTTTTCATCAATCCCCTATTAAAAAGATGTTCATCACATTGATGTGCTAAATATATGGTATGGTTTATTCCTCTATCATCTAAGAATTTAGATACTTTAGGAACAAACTCATTCATATGAGCTTCTCTATTTCTGTATGGTACGCATACTCCTAACTTATGTGCCATATACTAAATTAATACAGATAAATGATGATACTTTTGTATATGTGAATTACCAATAATCTGATACATACAGCTATTTAATCCATCCTTTTTTGTATCATATAAATCTTGCTTTATTTCATTTAAGAATTTTATCTGATTTATACGGGTTTCATTATGAACCCATCTACCACCATCCCAACTATTTGTCTTATGTGATAATAGTTTAAATAATCCAACACGTCTATATGGAACATCTATCATTTTACCCAATGATTCTGTTGATTTAATAAAATGAGAATTAAATACTTGTCCATCATTTTTATTAAAAGTTAAGTCCATTATGTAATTGTTTCTAACAAATTTTGAATCATAATAGAGCATTAAATTTTCAGCGGAATTGTAGCCTCTAAAATTTTCTAATAAAGAATTTTCTAAAGCCGTTTCTGATAATGTTTGAATTTCTTTAGGACTCAATATATCGTTGAATATTGCAAATTCGGAAATTGTTCCTGAAAAATAATTTGGATTACTTCTTTTCGGGTCTCCTACTCCTAAATAAAAATGCTGCTCCTTAGAATAATCTTTTAATTTTCCTTTGTAATAATCTCTACCAACTAACTCACCATCTTTATAAAAAGAAATTGTTTTTTCTTCAGCATTTATTACTAAAGCTATTTGTGTAAAATGGTTTGTAAGTATTTCCGAATTTATTGAGATACATTTATTTTTATCATCCCAAACATCTACTTTATATCTTCTAAAAGAATTAAAAGAAATATTTGTATCGTATCCCGGTATAGAAAATACCGTAAAATCATCATATTCCAAATTTGGATTTGAAACCAAATCATCTGGCTTAAAACTTATTAATATGGTTCTGTTTTTTGAAAAATCTAATAAATCTTTTTTCTCTATTTTAATATGAGATTGCGAACCATCGAAGTACAATCCATATACATTTTTTACATCATTTTTTCCAATGATTGTAGTATCTAATGGTAGATTTTCGTTTTTACTTCTAAATAATAAATCATCATCTTCAAACCCCCATCCCCAATATAAATTAGAATAACCATTTATTTTTTCAAATGCTTCATTTGAAAACATAGTTACACCACCAAAATAATCTTCAAATGATAAATTTTTTGATTTATCGTTTTCTAATTCAAATTCGGTAGCAAGATGTAGTGGTATATCTGAATATGAATAATCAACATCAATCGGAATCATATCCACATCGTGAAATACAACGTAATTACAATCTAATTTTTTAGCTTCTAAAAAGCCTATATTTAATAATTTTCCTCTATTAAATGGTTTTTTATCAGATTGCTCTACGACTATTAATTCGTATTCTATATCATTGTTCGAAAGATAGGAAGGCATTTGCTTTATAAATTTTTCCAAATGTTCTTGTCTATCTCTATATGGAACTATAACTCCTAATTTCATATTTTAATTTAGACTGTTTCTATATCTTTTTTTGGTCTTACCTTTCTAACAGGCATTGGATTTGATTCGGATTGAGTTACTTCTGCTGTATCTTCATCCCCGCCATTACTTCTAGCTTTTGCTAAATTGTGAAACTCATACAAATAGTATGCAATTCTCTCACTCCAATCTTTTTTATCAATTTCTTCAAACCAAATAGTTAACGCATCTAATGAATTTGCAATCTTTTCCATTGCTTTCACTTTTCTGGTTTCTAACACAACTAATTCTAAATTGGTAGGTTGCGGGGTTTGTTCTTGTTTTACATCTTCTTTTTTACTTGTAGCCATATTATTAAATTTTAATTGAATGTATGAATATGTTTTCTTTTATTTTTTTAGTTTCCTTTAGGTCATACGATAAAGTATTTAACCCAAAATTATCAGTATTTAATACGCCAGATGCAATTTCATAAAAGAATATATTTTCATTCTCTATAAAGTTTTCATCTTTTTCATCCCACTTATAATTCTCTAATTTAAGGAATTTTTTTGAATTTTCCAAAATTTCAAAATATCCTGGGGATTCTTCGGGCATTGGAAATTTATATGATACGTTTATATCTTCTTTTTCTATCTCTGAAATCAATCCGGTTGATATTCCCCTTAAATTACTTTTTGATTTCTTAGAAATATCTACATAGAAATCTCCGAATCTTTTATCAAATGGTATATTGATTACAGGTTCAAACGTTGTACTTTTTTCTTTGTACCCATCTACATATATTTTTTGAATTTCTGATTCTTTTAGTGCGTAATCAAATATTAGTAGTTCTGATATTTTTCCTCTTAAATTGTTTTTATATTCTAAACTACCAACCCAAACATCACTCATTGATGTATCCAATATATTTGGTGATATATTTACTCTACTAACATCTTTTCCATTCAAATATAAAACCATTTCCGAATTATTTAAATCGATGGTTAATCCAATATTAACCCATTCGTTACAATAGTTTCTATGTGGAAACCATATTTGATGTAATTCTTTTTTATCATTCCAAATTTGAGCAACTATGGCTTCATTCTTCATCACAAATAATCCAATATCATATCCTTTTTTCCCAACAATGCAGGCATTTTGAATTTGGTCATCATTTATATATGCATTTACCGATATTGTAAATGAATCGTTAAATGTTAAATTGGTAACTTTATTGGATTTAATTACACCACATGTATTATCGCTACACAACAATGGATATATTGTTTTTTTAATTTCTCTATTAGCTAACTTACTATCTGTTAGTATGTGTGGTTTATATAAATTTTTAGTAAAGAACTTATTGAGAGTTAGGTATCCTTTTTTATTTAATCGATAATGTAAATCATTCCAATGAAATGCTCCACCCCAATAATCATTACTAAATCCATTAATTTTTTGGAATTGTTGTTTATTTATTTTAAATGCTCCTCCAATCCAATCGGCATAAGGTCTTAAATTTGAACACAAATGCGTTGGTTTATCCGAATACCAATAATCACATCTTTCGTCTTTCGGTAAAACATCTATATCGTGAAATATGAAATAGTCATTATCATCTTTTGCTAAATCGAATCCGATGTTACATAATTTACCATAATTAAAATATAAATCTGCATATTTTTGGTTCATAAAATGAATAGTATAATCCATTTTATCTTCTAAGAAATATTCCATATGGCCGGAGAATTTATACATTTCATCCAACCTATTTTCGGTATATGGTACAATTATTGCTAATTTTTTATTTTCAGCACCTTTCATTATAAACTTATTATTTTTTTACTTAAATGATTCCAGTTTTTATAGTTTTCATAGTTTGGAGTTATACACTCCTCAAACATATACTCTTTATTAGAAATATCTACTATGAATTTATTCTCTTTTAGAGATTCATACATTTTCCTATATTCATCTGAATATGAATATGGTGTATTAATATCTGCAACTGCTTTTAATCTTCTTCTTACTGTTGAATCCCATTTAAAATGATGTACTTGTGTGAAATTTTTATCAACGGGGTATCTTAGCGGATGATTCCAACCTCTCCACTTCCAAGTAGTTTCACCATCAATAATAGCATAATGTTGTCCGTTTGATATTTGAACATTACCCTTACATAAAGTAACTTTATTTGGACAAGCTCCACTCATCGGTTGTCTAAAAAATCCAGCCATTGGAAACTCTTTCCAAATATTAGTATCATCATCTATTGATGGAAAATCGCCATCAATACCAATTCTATCTATAAATCCACCAGTTACGAATTTCCATCCATTTATATCACAATCGGTTATTATTTCTGATATCGGTTTTGAATACAATTGAAATTCATCATCATCTGCTACAATCCACCAATCATTTGGGAATAGCATTTTAGTTTCATTGTATAGATTTGTAACCATTTCCCAATCAAATGGTTTGTGAGTTTTTACTTTGTGAATTTTTAATCCGAAATCGGCACAAATATCTGCTATCTCAAATTCTATTTTCTTATTTGTTTCGGAGTTTTCATATACCACAACAAATATATCGCTCACTATATCTTTATAGTGATTCAATTGATGTCGTAATGTATTGGTGCGGTGTCCTGTAACTGTTACCAATTTTGGTTTAACCATAACTTATTGTCTTCGTTTATATATATTATTTTTTGGTTAATACTGTTAAACCAGTACTTGTGGTTTTAGATGTAAACATACGAAAATTTTTTAAATTTACCAAATTCCAATCATTATTTTTTTCTAATTCTTTAATAAATTTAGCAGGGCCATCAAATGGAACAAAATCTTTTTTAGCTTCTTCTGTAATAATAAATGTGTCTTGGTATTTTTGGTCTATATCGTGAATTGTAATAATTCCGTTTTCTGACATTATTTGTGAATATAGTTCAAAATCTTTTTTAACTCCCTCATATGAATGGTCACCATCTATGTGTAGATAATCAATTTTAATATCTTGTCTTACAAAATAATCATAATATGCTCTTTCGGATGTTTCTAAAATTACTTGGGGTTGAAAATGTGTTCTTAAAAAAGAATTCTCATCAGTCCAATCGGTATATCCACCTATACCATTAGCCGCATCTACGATAATTGTAGTTCCAATATCTCCCCATTCGTTTGTATTTTTTCCTTCAAAAATACCCTGCTCCCATAAATCATATCGTGATTGTGTCATAAGACGTGGTATAAATCCACCTCCCGTTCCAATACATACGCATATTTTTGCTCTAATAAATTGAATGAAAGAATATACCAACAACCCATCGCCTAAGTGTAAATCGGTTGCACCATGTGTCCAACGATAATTTATCGGAGTATGTATCATATTACCATCTTCATTAATAATATGATTATTAGTTAAATAATCTTTAACTATATTTAAATTGATAAGACTTTGCATATTTCAGTAACCCAGTTTTGTTTATTAATGTATTTGGTTAATCCATCTCTTAATTTAGAAAATTCTAAATTTATAGTATTGAAATCATCTTCTAATATTTTTAAATATCTTTGGTGAAATTCACCTTTACTACCTGCTCTATATTTGTAATCAATATGTTTCATCCATTCCGTATGTATGATTGGAATTTTACCATTATCGACCGCATCAAAGATTGCGTATCCAAATGGCTCTTTTTCATAACATCCGTGAAATATCTGAAAATTACTTTCAAAAAACTTTTTATGAAATCTATAATCAAATTCTATAAATCTATGATAATCTGAATTTGTATTCGAACTTTCTAACATTCGTTTATAGTCATATTTGTTTGAAAATATAATCGATGGAATGTAATCTAAATAATGTGCGTTTTTTCTCGTTTCACACCTAGCCGCATATCCCACTTTATTGGTTATGATTCCTAAAAATGGTTTGCTTTCTTTCCATTCATAATAATTTGTAATGTTAATAACGTGTGGATAACTTTCATGTATAGTATCGTTTTCATATCCAATCCAAATTATATTATTCGAATTATCTAATATTTCCTTTTGCCATTCCCAATCTATTTTAGTCATTATGTTTTCATAATCAGAATTCAAACCCATCATATCAGGAATAAAAGCATGAACAAAGGTTGTGTGAGTTTTATGTAAATACTTTTTGATTATAGGATTTGGTTTGTAAGAATGATGTAAAAAAACTATTTTATCACAAGACTCCAATAAGGCATCTACTTTTCCATCATTTTCAAATGTGTATAATTTATAAAAATCTTCTTTTCTATTTACTAAAGGTCTACCATCTATTAGTAAAACAAATTTCTCTTTTATTAATGGAAATATATTTTCTATAAAATTAGACACCCATAAATCAGAACCTCCTATAACATTTTCATTATAACCCGTTGTTATGAATACTATCATATACTTCCACTTATTTTTGCTTCCAATTCATCTATTTTGGCAGATAATTGCTGAATTGATTTAATCATAGGTGATATTAATTCATTATATGCAATACCAAGCTCTTGTCTATCAGATGCAGCCATTTCACGCTCATACACTTCCCAATCTCTTCTATCTTTAAATTTTTCAATTTCTTCCGCAGTATAATTTACAGAAGAACTTACTAAAAATCCAGCATCAGAAGTTGTTAATCCATAATCTACTAAAGATGCTGTAACTTCTTGTGCAATCAATCCATAATGAAATCTTGGACTAGATGCTCCTATTCTTTTATATTTTACAGGATTTAATTTGTTTATAAAATCTAAACCCAAATCAGTTGGTTGTATATCCTCTTTTAATCTTCTATCTGAAACTTGTAATAGATTATTTGAATATATGTATCTCCACCTATTACCACTTGTACCTAAATCGTTTGTATTTCCTGTAAATGGATGAACAACTCCATCGAAGTATGAAAAAGTACTAGTATTCGGAGATTTTACATAAATAGCACCTAAAGATTCGAATGCATATGAACTATTTCTAGCTATTTTTGCAAATTGATTTGCAGATGATGCAACTTGTAAACCAAACTCTGTTAATTCACCAAAATCTACTTCAGGGGTAAAATTACTACTTCCCCCCGTATAACCACCACCAGCGAGTTGTACATATCCACTTGTAAAATTACCTTGCACTGTCCTTACAGGAAACAAATAATAAGTACCCGCAGTAGGAAATGATAACGTTGTGAGGGATGAGTATATGCCCATAACTCCCGTTTCATTCGGCATACCATATGTTGTATCACCACCAACACTTATATATCCAACACTATTTGCAGTTGCGTATGTAGGTCCATCTTTAATCTCAATCCAAAAATTAACAGAAAAATATCCATTAAAAGTTGGGCTCGTATAATATAAGTTAGAGCCATTTCCAGAAAATGATGGAGTACCAACGTAGCTACCCGCATCCGGTATATATATAGTTTGAACAACACCAACTGTTTGATTATACACATTTGAATAATAAGTACCAGCACCGGTTGTTTGGGATGGCATTGAAAGATTTACACTATTTCCTCCTAAATATGTTAGCTGACCTGTTCTTATTGTTAATTTTGTTGCACCGTTGGCGTTATTGAATCTCATAGATGGTATAGATGGGTCTAATATGATTTTACCAGCAGAACCACTACCTTCCAAAGCAGTACCACTAATAGTCCATCCACCAATTCTACCGGTATTTGCGGTTACCGTACCCGTCATAGATGCGTTATTGGCAACCATATTTCCAGAAGTATCTACTGAAAAGTTAGAGCCAATTGTAATAGCACCACCACTAATAGTAACATTTGTTGCAGTTAGTGCACCTGCAGGTGTTACTCTAAATGGCGCAGAAGCAAATGTTGTATTACCCAAATATATACCATTTGAGTCCGCTTTAAAAATGTTATTTCCTGTACCAATTGAAATAGTTCCACCACTAAATGTTGATGCATTCATAGTTCCAGTAAGCGATAAAGCACTTCCATTAAAAGATAATTTATCGCCTAATGAAAATATATCAGTAGAACCTGATTTGAAATAAAATGGAGTGTTTGCATTGTTGTAAGTTCCCGCTCCAACGTATATACTTTTATTTGTACCATCCAATGTAATACCATTTGGCCCTACTCTAAATATTTCATCAAAATAGCCAGCATTACCAGCAATAGCCGGTGAATATATAAAACTATCATTAATAAAAGTACCCGTTAAAGTAGAGTTACCATTAACAACTGCTTGTAAGTTATTAGCAACTGTTGTTGCTGCTGATTGCGCATTTGATGCCGCAGTTGATGCATTAGAAGCAGCGGTTGCGGCATTGTTTGCGGTTGTTTGTGCAGTTGCCGCCGATGCAGTTGCTGCGTTTGCGGTTGTTTGTGCCGTAGCTGCATTACTAACGCCTGTATTTGCCGTTAATTGTGCGGTATTAACACTTCCTGATAGTGTTGTAAATCCACCAAATCCACCCAAGTCTACCGATGATTGATTTGTAAAGTTTAATGAACCTTTTATTTCCAAAGAAGTTCCTGTCCACTTTAAGAATGATGTAGTTCCGTTTACAATACTAAATTTAGCAACGTTACTATCTCTACCCAAAAATATTCCATCATTTGCATATCCTTGCGTTGATTGTCCAATTGATAAATACGGATTTGTACTACCGCCGGCTAATGTAATATTAGCAGATGATACTCCACCATTATTATTTGTACCAATGTTTAATGTACTTTGAACATATGAATCTTCAAATAAACCTATCTTTGCAGCCACAAAGAAATCTTGTGTTCCTAATGAAATCCACGGCCCACCTAAATCTGGTCTACCTGTTAAAGAATTTGAGTTATTTGTTGATGTGTGTTGTCTAGTTGCTGCATAATATGTATCATATGGAGCGTTTCCGTTTGAACTCCACAATACAGTATCTCTTCGTCCATCACCAGAAGTTAACCCATCCGAATATTGATAAGCTCTTCCTGCTTCCCAAATTCCAGTATGAACCACACCAGGTCCAGTTTGTCCATCTAATGTTACTGATACTTTATGTGATTGTGAAACAGAAGCCGGAGTACCAGCCGCGTTTTTATATTCAACCGTAAACGTTACATTTGTTCCTGCGGTTGTTGTTGGAGTTGTTGGTGTTATAGATGCGTTTGTGTGTGCTTGATGCCCAGATAAACTTACAATTCTAAATGTAGAAGCTGAAGCTAATGTTGCACTATATGTATAAGTTGTGGCTCCCTCAACAACACTAACCACAAATGCGGTTGGTGTTCCATATGTTCCCGTATTACTTCGTGTAACAATTTGTGATGCTGGATTTAAGTTTACTACAACTCCACTTTCTCCTTGTTTTATTTTGGAAGCTCTTATTGTTATGTTTTGCGTTTGACCCGTTGTACCTTCACTATTAGTATGAACTACTGTCAATGTTACCGATGCTTCATCTGCGTTCATAACAGCCGATGTCATTGTAAGAGTGGCACCACTAACAGTTGGCAGAGTTGAAAATCCAACTGCATTGGCTGGCGTAAATGACATAGATGTGAACATAGAATTTGTTCCTTCTAATGCACTTATTGTAACATTTTGTAATGTTCCTGTTTGTGTACCAGCTGCGTTTGCTGCAACAGTTTGTGCTTGCGGAGTTGCTGAAATAGTAACGCTTGGTACTGCTTTTCTTGCTTTAGATATTGTAGCTACTACATTTTTTGTTCCCGTTGTTCCTTCACTATCGGTATAATTTACAGGAATAGTTACTTGTCCCGTATCAGCAGACATTGATGATGCGTTTGAAGTAAATGTTAAGGTGTTTGTAGACGTAGTTCCACTTAATCCATTTGTATATGTCGGTGTTCCTAAAGATGAAAACCTAGTAGTATTACCTTCTAATGCGGTTATTGTAAGAGAATTAGGGGTAGCAGAACCACTACCTTTTGAATTAGCTTCTATCGTTTGAGCCGGTGGTGTAACTGCCACTACAACATTAGGAACTCCATCTTTTGCTTTTGAATAAGTTACAACTTTTGTAATAACCAATAAACTTAATGAACCACTATCAGCGGTTAATGATGTAATTCCATAAGTAGCATCATCTGGTGTTGTATCATTTGGAGTACAATTTATACCCGTTGCTGAAATTATATCAAATCTATTATTTGTTGCTAAATTTTCTTCTCTTGCAATATCTTCTCCACCAACTTTAACACTTACCGAACCACTTGTTGCAACAAATGAACCACTTGCTACAAACCCTGTTGAACGAGCTGGCAACGTTGCGTTTTCATTTGTTAAGTTTACTGATATTTGTGATTCTGCGATAACCGATGATAGTGTAACCTCATCATTATATGCGATGCCATTTAAATCATATGCCGTAAATGTGTATGTTTGTACTCCGGTACTATATTGGTAATTTGAAGATTGTCCAGCTGAAATTGTATAAGATGTAACACCATTTCCTTCATAGTTTGGTGCTGATAAAGCAGGAACTCCACTACCGCTTGTTACAGTTATAGTGTTTGTTAAACTTCCTAAGTTTAATCTTTTTGCTAATATTGTTATGGTTTGTGAAGATGGAATAGGTGATAAATCAGTCATCTTATAAAAAAACTGATTTGCATCTGATGTTGCTATTAACCCTTTACCTTTATCTCCTTTTAATACCGCATCAATTGTTACGGATGAGGTAAAATCTCCATCAACAGTATCGTATTTAAAATCATAATGTGATTGTCCAAAATCATATACATAACCACTTCCAGAAATCGGTGTTGCGCTATATTGGTGAGTAGATGATGTTACAAATAATCTATAAACAGTTGCATTTCCAACACTTTCTATTTCGTGTAATGGTGGAGGCGTTCCTACTTCCGAACCCGATGTTATATTAAACCCTTCACTTTCAAATGATGGTAGATTTTGTCTTACTAAACGAATATCAATATAATCATCGGAAATATCAGATTTATATCTATCATCCGGGTCAAATACAAAATTATTTTTATCTGCCGTAGCATAGAATAATCTTGCAGGTGCACCTTGGTCTATTCTAAAAATTGTAAAGTATCTATTAACATCTTCACAACTAGCCGTATATGTAATTGCTCCAACAGTTACTCCTAAAGCAGAAGAACCTGTGAAGTTTGGTAAAGATAATGTTCTCGTATCAACATCTACATAATCCAATGTTCCCGGCTTTGGCGTTCCGGTAATTAAATTACCATTAACATCAACCGATTGTGATTGAAATGTAACAGAACCAGTCAATCCTGTTTTTGTAAAATCAATTGTTACCAATTGTGGAAATATGGATGCCGTTGAAAAGTTAAACGAATTATTCGAAACGTTTAATTGTAAATCCCTTCTAACATCAACATCGTTACCACCCGTAAAAGTAAATTCTTCCTCCAATAAAACGGGAACATAATTATTGTTGATATCATATAACTCAAATTTAAAATCAAATGTTTCATTATTGATTTTAACTGGCACATTTACAGTTAATGTAATTTCATTTGGTGAAAACGATGATTCTTGTGCCGCTCTTAAACTTATATCGCTAATATGCCAAACCCCTCCTTTAACAACATAAACTAAATTACCAATGCCATCGGCATCGGGCTTAAAGTTTATTTGTTGTTTATCATATTTTCTGAATTGAGTATTTGTTGTTAAATCCCCAATCTTTTTTCCGTAGTTTGTTTCTAATGATGTTGGAGTAAAGGCAGAACCACTCATATAAACTTCAATACCACCAAATGTATCAGCTGCTGCGGATAACAATGGTGTAAAATCTAATTGATATTCTGTATTCTTTGTGAAATTTACCGATTCTTTGTTATAGAATTTAAATAATCCAACCGATGAACTATAATCGCTTTGTGGTGTTAATAATACTGATTTTAAAAGAGTTGTATTATCAACACTAAGATTTACACCCGTTTCTATTACCGATGATGTCCAAAATGATGATAATATAGCATTGGTAAATAAACCAGTTCTAACATTTAATTGATTTGCAAAAGATGATGTTAATAATAACTCATTACTTTCTAATTGAACATCTTCTAATAATTGAAAATCGCCTAAATCATTTTTAGAACTAGCATAAACTTTAATTCGGTTTACATCACCACTAAATGTATCTAAATCGGTAATGTTTATGGTAGCAAATGATGAATTGATTGCTGAATCGGTTAGTGTTACATCCGCATCGTATGACATTGTGTATGATGCCGATGTAAATGCGGTAACCGAATAATAATTTGGTAAAGATGAACCCGTTACATAATATGGTACATCTACAAATGCTTTTTTATTTGTTGTAACATCGGTTATGGTTGGCGAATATATTTTATTAAAACCAGAGCCGGTTATTTCTATAATCTCTCTTTCCATTGATTCGGAAAATTGAGATAACGCATTTAATGATAATTCGTATCGTGAAACTCCTTTAAATGTTCTATAATCTTCGCCAGCCGATGGTACTATTGGTGTACCATTTAATGAACCAGATATTGTTAATCTACTTACATTTCTATTATAAATCGGAAGTATTGATTCCGTTATATCAATTTTTGGTCTACGATAAAATCTTATCTTAGATGTATTTGCTAATATTGGGTTTACATTTATTTGCTTTTCCCACTTAACGTTGTATGTGTCTTTCCAATTTTCAGGAACAGGAACTCTAACTCCGTTTGAAACATACTCACTTAACTCACCCAATATTGTTACAGTACACGGACCAAATGCAGTATCGGGGTATATATAAACGGCAACGACTTTAGAAGTTCCTTCAAAATATTCAGGAATACCTTCACCTGGTTCGTGATAAATTATGTTACCCTGTGAATCTCTGATTTGTATTTTTACAATTGTATCGGAAACCAATTCCGGCGAACCTTGAATAAGGAATGCGTTTTTACCTCCCGTAAATGTATCGGGTAATTCTGTTATTTTAAAATATCTACTATTAGGGTCGGTATCGTTTACTAAAACATTAATTGTTTCTAAACTTTCATCGAAAAGAGTTTTCTTCAGAATTGCCATTGTATATCTTTGAGTTACAATGATAAATATTTCAAAAAAATATTATCTTCATATTTATATAAAGAAAACTAATAAAAACTAAAGAAATATAAAGTTATGAAATATTCTATGTTGCAAATAAAAAAAGAAACCCACGAACTTCTCAAAAAATATTGCGAAGAACATGGGTTTAAGATGGGGAGTTTAGTTGAAAATTTAATTAAAAAACACGTCGGTGTTACTAAACCTCAAGCGAGTGTGTTAAGAGCTGATAAGGTTAAAAATCAATCTTACTAAATCCATCTATCTTTTTTATCTCTATCAATCCATCTACGATATCTCTCATTTGTTCTAAGTGAGAAATCATCCAAATAAAATCAAATTGAGTTTTTAAATATTGCATCATCATAAATAATGATGATAAGTTGTTTGCATCCAATGTACCAAATCCTTCATCAATTACTAAGAAGTTTGGACGAGGTAGGTTACATATGTTAATTAGAGCTACTCTAATAGCCAATCCACTTACGAATTTCTCCATACCACTACACATCTCTAAAGGCCATTCTTGGTCTTCATAAACAATCTTTGCGTTAATGTTTTTACCATCGATGTCCATTACAATACTAAAATCAACAACCTGTCCTAAGATATTATTGATTTCATTTTCAATAACTGGCATTGCTTTAGAAATTAATTCGTATGGAACTCCATCACGCTTAACTGCATCTAAATAATAGGTGTATAGGCGGTTCTTTTCTTCCAAATCCTTAACTTCATTCATCTTAGATTTAATACCTTCTATAAACGATTCTAATGAAGAAATAGAGCCATTCAATCCAGCTATATCTTTGTTAATAGATTTGATTTCTAATTCAATCTCACCCTTAGTTCTATTTAACCCATTAATAACGGATTCTATTTGTTTGTTACGTTTAATAGTATCTTCGTTATCGTGATACTTTTGGATATCGGTATTTACCTGCTCTAATTGAGTATCATATAATTGTTTTTGAGTTTCGAATCCGTTTAATTCAGCAATTGTTTTTTCTTTAATTACAATTGCTTTTTGATATTTGGATTTTAACTCAACTAATTCATCCCATTGTTCTTCTACATCTGCAATATAAGATGCCTGTTGAATTAATGATTGGTGCTTGTTTCCTAATTCTTCTAACTTATCTTCTTGCTCTTCTACTTTAGATTTGGTTTCTAATGCATCTTTTACAAACACATTATTCATACAAAACTTACAATTTGGGTCATATTCGTGTTGTTCCAAATGTGAAAGTTTTTCTCTATTAGATTCCAAAGATTGTTCTAATAATTGAATCTGATGTTCGGTTTCATTTATCTCACTTTTATATTCATCCCATTCTTTTTTTGCATCTTCAATTGGTTTACCATTTATAATTTTATGTTCTTCAATTGATTGGGATATTTCTGTAATCGATTTAGTATATTCATCCAATTTACCATTCTTACTTTTTTCTTCGGAAAGAACGTGTAAAATATCAAATCCAATTTGATTCTTTTTCTTTTCTAATTTTTCTAAATCCAAATTAGCATCTACTGGCACTAACTCTTTTGTTAATCCCAATATTCTATTAGATAAATCTTCTACATCATTTGTTTTTGTTTCTAATTCTTTTTCTTTACCTCTTAGTTCTGATTTCTTAGTTTGCTTTTCTAAACCCTTTTCAGCCAACTCTGTCGTAAAGTCGGTTTTCTTAAAATTTTTGATAAGTACCGATACTTCTTTAATATCTTCGGTTGCGGTTTCGTATAATTTATCAAACACATTTAATCCCATAAATTGTGCTAATAAATCTTTTCTTTCCGATTGTGATTTATCAATAAAGATTGAGTTATTACCTTGTAATGATAATGCGGTCAATACGAAATCTTCATACTTACCAACGTATTGTTCAATTACGGCGTTTGTATCCCTACGTTCCGTACCATTTAAAGAAGTTGTAACTCCACCTTCTTCTTTCCAAAATTGTACATCTACTTTAACGTTCTTACCTTTGTTAATAGTTCTAGCAGTTCTTTTGATAAAGAAATCCATTCCATTAACTTGGAAGTGTAGCTCACATTCGAAATCAGATTTACGATTATTCATAATGTTTTGAGCTTTGAATGCTCTACTACTCTTATCGTATAAACAAAATGAAATAGCATCGAATAAAGAAGATTTACCTGCTGCGTTTGGTGCAAATAATCCCATCAATCCTCCTATCTTTTGGAAATCGATTTTATTCTTCTCACCATATGAGAACATATTACTGAATGTAAACTTAATAGGTTTCCAATGAATATTTCTATGTACTTCCTCTTGCGTTATTCTACTATTGATATCTCTATTGATTACTTCCAATCCATCTAAGTCGGTAGTAGTTGTAAACGGCATCATTCTTTGAACGTAATCTCTTATCAATGTGTTTTGATGATTGATATCAGTTACATCTTCAAAATCTAATTTACTTAATCGATTACCAGTCTTTTGCTTATTAAATGAATCGGTTCTGATGATTGTGAAATCTTCAACACCATATCTCATTTTAATTTCAGTAATTACTTTCTTTGTATCAGCCGTATCCGTATTAGATAAACGAACTCTTAAACGAGGTTTCTTTGGCATATCCATTACAATAGGAACTACTCCATTATCAACATCCAATGTATAATATCCATATTCATTTGGAATATCGATTGCTTCGTATTTCATTGAATCCATATCCCAAGCTAAGAATCCGTGTCCATTTAAACTTTCACCAAAGTTTTGTTGTACCAATGAACCGGCATAAACTACTTTACATCCGCTTGGTGAAATCATAGTTTGTCTTTTATGGATATCACCTAATAAGGCTAAATCATATCCATCAAACATATCGGTAGTGAAATGGCGAGATGATACCACATACCCAACATCGGTTTGGGAATTATCAACAGGTCCATGAAACAATGCAATCTTCTTATTACCAAATAGGGTATTAGCTTTTGGCCAATTTGCTTTGTCATCAAAGATACTGAATACACCAAAATCAACATCACCAATAGAATATACTTGCGTATCTCTTAGGTATGTAAAATTGGGTAGATTCAATGCATCTACGATAGGAGTAAGTACATCTAATCTATCGGAGTTATTCATATTACAATCGTGATTACCTGTAATAAGGATTGTTTCACAATGTTTAGAACATTCCGTAAATAGCCAACTTATCTCTCTAACCAATTCAGGAGATAATTCCAATTTAGCATGCGCAATATCACCTGCTAAATAAATGAGTGAATTTTCCGTACCTCTTTTACGGATTTCTTCAAACATCTTTTCAAACACTTGTCTATACTCTTTGTGTCTTTGTACGTTGCGAATGTGTACATCCGCAATATGATAGATTGTTTTTAATCTTTTCATATTTTTTATATTAAATTTTGTATATTTTTTTCTTTATAAAATTCTCTACCATTAAATGTAGTATATTTTAATTCATAATCACCATATTTAAAATAAGAATTTTTATATGGGAGAGATTCATATTCCGTTTCCGATAAGTTATATCTAATAGCATTAAATATGCCATCCACCATTGGTGTCTGAAAAAATGCAACTATTGTTCCTTTTTTACAATTAGGTTTTACATAATCTAAAAATTTAGGAATATTTGAATCCAAATGCGTATCGTGTAAAACTCCATCAAATTTATCATTTAACGTTGGTAAAATATCAATCCAATCGCCTAAAAGTATTTTAGTATTTGGTTTATCTTTACACCATTCTAATGCGTTTTGATATATTTCGGGATGAACTTCTATAATTGTGTGCGATGTTACATTTGGGTTGGATTGTATTTCATCAGCTGATAAATGCATTCCAAATCCTATTTCTAAAATATCCCCACCATTTTTAGTAACTATATTTGCTAGTTTGATACAATTATTTTTTCTTTTCCATTCATAATGAGTTTATTTTACTTATTAATAAATCTTCGGATGAAAACTCTTTAGTTTTCTTTAGTTCTTCATAAAAACTTTCATAACCCATTTCAGATGCATCTTTATCTTTAAGATACATCATTTTTACATTGATTCCATTTTTTCTAAAATAATCGGCTGCTTTAAGTGCTTCGTTGATTGCATCGTTATCTAATGAAATTACAATATCACTAACCCCACTCATAAAGATTTTCTCAACCAATTGTTTGGATGGAAACTTACCTAAAAGTGGAATTGCATTTCTTTTAATTGTTATAGCATCAAATACACCCTCACAAAGTATAATTGGTTCATTCCAATTTACTTGCGATTCAAAACAAATTATGTTTTTACTAATTGGTGGATTTTTGTATTTCATTTTCTCTTCTGAATAATATGAACGAGAAATAAAATAATTTAGTGAACCATCGGAATTATATGATGGGATAATTACTCTGCGTGAGTACAATCCTTCTTTGCAATAACCAATATTATGTTTAATAATATCTTTTACATTAATACCTCTTTGATTTAAATAATGAATAGCATGTTTGTATTCAGGATTAAATCCTTTTGGTTCTTCTGCTAAACTAATAAATTCTTTTGGAAGTTGAATGAATACTTTTGTTTCAGCATCTTCTTGCTGTGGCGTCCAATTACTATCACCATAGATTTCTCTAATAAGAGATATAGTTTTTCTATCTACATCTAATTTACGAAGTAAAGATGTTAATTTCTTACCACCACTATTGCAAGTCCAACAATGCCACTTTTGAGTTTCCGTATTAACTTGTAGTTTTTGTTTGTGGTGATTACAAAATGGACAATAAAATGCCAACTCATTCCCTTTAAGAGTGAGGTGACTACCCAATACATTAGTAAGGGCAGTAATTACCTTATTTTTATCATTGCTACTTAACACAAACCAAATATACGACAAATATTTGAAATTACCAAATTTTTATGGTTCTAAAAACCATTCTTCTGGTATTTCTTTATCTGCGTATTTGTAACCATTCTTTTCACACCACATTCCGTAGGTGGTTTTAGAATTTTTGGTGATTTTGTTCTTTGAATTGGAGAATACGAAACGAATATCCAAATTTGGATGTTGTTCCTTTACCAAAAGATGCTTTTTACGGTCTGCTGCAACAAACCTACCTTTGGTTTCGATTATGATTCCATTTGGTAACCTAAAATCAGGATTGTAAGTATGTTGAGAAGCAGGTATAATATAAGCCACCTTTTCGGACTCATATTTAACCTCAATTCCCTTACCTGCGATTTGATTGGAAATATTTTCTTCAAGACCGGATTTGAATCCATACTTTTTAGCAACCCATTTAGGGTTGGACTTTTTTGTAACTTTTTTTGGCATTAAATTATTATTTCTTTACTGAATCCGAATATTTCGGAGAAGAAGTTACTTCACCACCTCTACCTGTTTTGAATTTTGCAGCAGTTAACACTTGGTCATCTACTTTTTTCAAATCGTCTGTAGTGTATGGAGTTTTTGCAGCAACACCTGCTTCGAATCCAATTTTATCAACACCTAAAGATGCTTGAGATGATTTGTATAAATCTAAAATCTTTGACATAGTTTCTATTGTTTAATATAAATATAAGTTAAGTATCAAAACGTACAATAAAGTTTACAGGTAATTCCGGGTCTGATTTAATTGCTTGTGGAAGTTTAGCCACAGCTACTAAATCACAATTATCATCATATAAACCTATTGTTGTTATAAATGGTGCTAAGAATGAGCCTGTTGAATCTACCGAACCACTTGCTTCCCAATGTTCAAATCCAGCTTTAGCGCTTCCCGTAGTACCACTAAATCTATAATCTAAAACATCTCCGTTTTCTAATACGGATTTTTTACGAATATATTTAACGCCTGGGGTTGTAGTTGTTTTATATATTTTACCATCGGAGCCTGTTATATATTCTTGCACTTTTCCTACTTCTACTACGGCTGATGGGTTTTGTGAAATATTAAATTCATCTGGTTGAACTATTAATAAGAATTCGTTTTCATAAATAGTTTCGGTTGATTTATAATCTAAAGTCCAACCACTATTTAATCTATTTGCCGCATCTCTTGTTAATACTATTAAACCTTGTGTATAGAATACGTTACCTATTTTTATACCCTGCGCTGCTTCTGGTAAGAATGGTAAATCATCTGCAATTAATACACCGGATTGTACATCGTATGATATCAATTGTTGGAAGTATGTATCACCTTGATATATAATTTCTATTTCTTCATTTTGAATATCAACGAATACAGTTGTTGGATATGGAGATGAAGCACTATATTGAGTATTAATATAATCTACAAAATTTACTTCATTTGTTTGATTATCTATTAATGATACAACTACACTATCTCTCGGGTCTTGTATATTACCATACCCATCATCAACATAAGTTGCGGATGAATCTATTAATGTAACAGAAAACTTTTTTATACCTTCACCAACTGCTATTTGTGGAATGCTGATTACTTTTGCGTAATCTTCAAAATATCTTTCTTTTGCTAATGTAGCAGTTTCATAATAATTTCTTTTAGAACCAAATCTTATAAATGGATTATCTTCATTTCCATTATAAAATTGAGCTCTAAGTTGACCATAAAGCCCCAATTTACTATAAGATGAACCACTTAAACTTCCGGTTGTGATTATATTAGAAGATAATGATTCATAGTTGCCGGCTTCTGCTTCCAATACGGCTATTTCTGGAGAACCACTAATAAAGCTCCATTCTTTATAAGCCTTAAAAGGTCTTATACTAATATCTGATTTTGGTATTCTTTTTAACATATCACATATAAATATCTTTGAAACTAAAAACCCAACTTTTTGGAGTTGGGTCTAGCCTATACATTGATAGTTCGGTATAAGTTACTCTCTGATTAAAAGTCTAATTTAACCTTAATTGCAACTTCCTTATCAAATGATTTTTCAATTGGTTTAGATACTTTTGCAACTGCTAATAATTCGTTAGCATCATCGTAAAGACCTACGGTAGTAATGTACACTTTAGGGTCTCTTTCAAAAGTAGGTTGAACAAATTGACCAGTTGAGCCGGTTACAAATGTTGGGTTGTTTGAGAAATTGAATTCTCTATTGTTAGCTCTTACGAAATAATGTGAAGTAGAAACGTTTTCAGTTCTACGAGCTTGGAAATCTTCTCCTTTTTTCAATGCAGCAAATAAATTGTGCATATTAGTTACGTTACTATATGTGTTAGCTGCTGATGCTGAAACAAATGTTGTTCCAACTCCTGCTCTAACAGCCGAAGGGTTTAAAATGATAACACCTGCATCTGGGTAAAATAATCCCCATCCTAATCCGTTTGATGCCGTTACTGAATTGATTGTACCTTCGTTGCCAGTACCGATGTTCAATGCACCACTAACCATATTAAATACTCTACCGCTTGAACCAACAGTTTCAGTTTGACCTGAATCATCGATTAGGGTTATCAATCCTGTTGAACCCGATAAATCGATTTGGATATTACCTGGGTCTAATTTTTCTTTGTATCTAGCTCTATTAATGTTTAATGCGTAGAAATGCTCTAAGTCGTGTCCACCTTCGGTAGAACCGTTATAAACACTAAAGTATGTATCACCACCATCTAATAATAAGTTTCTCATTTGAGAATAGATAGCTTTGGTTGCTAAAGTTGAGCTATCAGTTTGTGATAATGTTGGTACACCACCTCCACTAATATGTGCATATGCAATAGAAAACTGAACTTCAGCTGATGCTGATGTATAGTGTTCGTTGTAAACATCTAAGTAATATTTACCACTTACCGATGAACTTTGCTCCGATGATGAATAGAATGCGGTTAAAGAACCTGCATCACTACTCCAAATACCAGAAGTTACAACTTCAGTTCTATTTGTTACTTTATCAATAGCACCAAACTTTTTGTAAATACCATTTGTTACGGTAGTTACATCGGCACTAATTTGTTCACCTTGTCCTAAGAATTGGTTTACGATGTTTACTAATTCGTTTGTATCAACGGGAGTTCCTGCGGTGTTAGCTGCACCTGCTAAGTATTGTGATAAATTACTTGCTAAAAGGGCTCCTCTATTGTCTCTTATTACTGCCATAGTTTATATTATTGAACGTAAGTTACTGTCACTGGAATTGTTTGTGAACCACCCGTTTCGTTACCATAAACAGTTATAGTTGTTTTGATAGTCGAAGTTAAAGATGGGTTTGGAATAAATTTGAAAGTTAATCCCTTTGCAACTGCTGCAGTTGCTGATACATCATCACCAATAAAAATAGGTACAGTACCAACATCTGCTGTTACACCTTCACCTACAATATCACCAGCGTTTTTATTTGATAATACAATTGTATATCCTAATCTTCTATTTCCGGCAGGAGATGTAGTTGGAGATAATGAAACCTCACCACTTCTTTGATTAACTGCTACGTTAGGAACACCAAATTCTACAACTGGGATTCTTGTAGTATTTTTTGGAAGTGTTACAATTTTGTATTTCATCACCTGAGTCTCATCAGGAGATGCTTCTAATACAGGCATATTTTTGATTGCTGCGTCATAATAAGCCGAACCCAATGGGTGTGCTGGCTCATATAAAGAGTAATCAATTTCATCGTCTGCTAAAGCAAATTGGGTAATATTTAAACCCAAACCTGCTGCTAATTTTTCTCTACCTTTTTTAGTAAGAATTGCATCAACTGTCAATTCATTATTACTTAAATATCCCATAGTTTTTTAATTATCTTTGTTTATAAATATAAATATTTTAAAATTCCGTTATTCCACTTCTAATATTGGTTCACTTGCATCTCTACCTGCTTTGTTTACTCTTAATGTGTTTGGATTTGTTAAGAATGTTTCAACAGGCGGTGTACCATCTAATGTAGTTGCTGCAGTATTTTTTGAACCCTTATAGAATGAATTTTGTAATCCTCTTGTCAAATCCGTTGTGTTTCTATAATGTGTTGGCAAGTATCCATTTAATGGAATTACTTTTACATTTGCATTTGATGATGTTAATGCGGATGAGCCAGAAAATGGTTGTATATTTAATTTTGTTTCAACATAAGTATCAGTTCCAACTTTATTATAAAGTCCACTAACACCCACACTTCCTGTTAAATATACATATTCTCTCGTTTTAGTTTCTTTTATTAATTGTACCCTAACTCTTTCCTTTTTAAGATTACCATCTTTATCATAGTAAGTTCTTATAGCAGAACCACTTTGTGCATAAATACCAAATCCTAATGTTTCATAATCATTTTGTCCAACAACAACGTTGCCATTTATTAATTCAACTTCGGTTAATATGGTTGGTACATCAAATATAGAATCTATACTTGCCGTATATTGATATGAATTACCTTCTAATAGTGAAAATTCTTTTGCATCTATTGTAGATGTATATTGATATGATTCTCCATTTAAAATTGCTGCTGATGCTGAATCCAAAGTTGCATCATATTGATTGTTTTCACCAACTAATGAATATTCACTTTCAGTATCTAAAACAACATCGTATTGTATGTGTTCCGCTGATAATAATTCATTTCCATATTTTATTACCGATTCATAATCATTATGTTCACCAACTGGTTTTGAATGTTGGTGTTTGCTTCTTTCTAAAATGTGTGGTTCAATTAAAAGACCTGTACTAGCTTTAACTCTAGCCGGCAACATCTTCTTAATATCTTCAAACATAGATTTCTCATATAGTTTGATTAAGTTGATGTATGCGTAGATATCTCTACCATCAAATCTCTGGAAGTAATAGTGTCTTAATTTATCTAAACTCTTATAAGTATCTTTATATCTATCAGATGGGTCACCGATATAGTTATCTAAGTTAATTCCACCAAACGATTTAGCAATATCAATATTCAACTCTTTTGTAGGAGAGAAGAATAAACCAATTCTGTTAGAATCAGTTGGAGATTGGTCAAATGCTTTTTTAGTAGAACGAGTCTTTGATGATAAATCGGAAACTAATGTTTGCTCTTCAAATCTAACTTTGTTTGTAGAGTATCTTGTAGAACCCATATCAGGAACTTCTAACACAACACTTCTATCTATTGCTTCAAAGTTAAAAGGATAAGAACCACTATTCGGAAAATTATGTGCACTTGCCGAATATGAAGCTGATGGGTTTAGTGAATATAATTCAGTCGCACTTCCACTTTCATAACTTACTCTATCGGCACTACCACTAAAATAAATATTTGTATCTACGTTTGGTATGGATTGATATTGAGATAAGTTCTTTGGATATTCAAAGTCTAAACGGAAATGTAAATCATCAGTTGAAGATGAGATATGGTTACCATTAATCATTTCGGGAAATGAAACGTGCTCATAGAATCTTTCTTTATCTAATGGTGTAGACCATAATCTGAATTCATCAGCCGTTCCTACGAAATCATTACCAAATGTTATATTAGACCCATTATTCCAATTTGAATTTGTTCCTAAAACACTTATAGTGTTTGATTCTTCAAATATTGTTCTATCTTTATCAGCCTGTCTTACATTTAATTCAAAATTATGATAGCTTGAACTAATTTCTCTACTAACTTCTATACCAAAAAATCTACCATTAAATAATGGTAATAAAGATGATGATATAGCGTTTGAGCCAGAGTAATTAAATATAACTCTACCATAGTTTTGATTTGCAGAACCACTTATATGTACACCCCAACCACTACCCGATATAACATTATAGTTATCTGCTTCGGATGGTTTTACAAAAAACTCTATTGTATCAGGTTTTCTATTTTCGTTTGTATCAAACCAATCTATTGATAGGTAAGAGCCACTAATCATTTTTAAACCATAAGTAAGATTATCAAATACTAATTTAGATTTTGTAACTTCACTAACTTCTGGTCCACCAAATTCTAAAATTGAAAGGTTTGATGATGGGATACCATAACAACTTAATAGTGCATAAATACCTCTACGAGTACCTTTATGTTTTAAAAGATATGGTAAATTGTTTACAATTCTTCTCCAAACTTCGTATGTTCTTTGTTTAGCAGGATTTTCATTTTTAATATTACCATCTACATCTATACCAAATGTATATTCCCAAAGTTTAGAATCTGCTGCAAGATTTTTTGCATCCCAATTGAATGATTTAAGAATATCAAATAATAGTTTATCTGATATTCCATCTTTTGCTTTGTATCCTAATCCTCTACTTTTTTCAATTGCTTTAGTATGGTAGTAGATGTTATCAAAGTGTTGACCAACCATTGTAAAGAATAAAATAAATTGGTCATTGTTTTCATTATTTACAATGTATTCCGGTATGTTATTTAAAACGTAGTTTGGATTCTCAATATCAAAATCTTCTGCTAATTCTATAATATTATCATACCAACCTGTATTAAAAATGTTTGTTATAATATGCGATGTGCTTGATATCCTATCACCATTATTATCATATGGCCATGTTATAGAGCTTCCCGTATTATTTGTATATAATGAAGATGATGTATATAAAAACTTTTCAAAACCATCGAATCCAGCTATTAACGTATCTTTTTTAGATTGCTGTCTATTAACTTCTTGTATTGATGCAATAGAGCCGGTATATGAACCAGATGGTCCATTAGTATAGTTTGTAGAAGCTGATAGTATTAAATTATCGTAAGCTTCAATCAATTGAACTTTATAAACAAAGTTATCTACTCTTTCTTTAGCAGAACTAAAATGTACAAAGTTACTCCATTCATAATTATCCGAACCACTTATATAATATTCTACATTTAATTCATCAGTATTTATTAATGATGATGTTAAGTATGTAGAAACTAATTGAGCTGATGTTGTTGAACCACTTAATATTAAATTATCCAAAGATTCGTATGCGGTAGATTGACCACTTACAAAATCAACATCAATATTGAAATTAGGTCCTTTTATTGGTGGACATTTAACTTCATCTTGCTCCGTAAGAATTACAGTTTCAATTAATGGATTTGACATTAATTTAGTAATCCACAAAGTAGAGTTTGCGGTTATATTTGGATTTAAAGGTGTGTATAATTTAAGAATTAAAGAATCAACTTTATTTGTTACCTTTATGTTTCCTATTTCATCCGTTTCTTTATCCGATAAAGTCCAATCATCATTTTCCCAAGACGAAATTAATATTTGCTCATCATTACCAAAATTTGTTAAGTGAGATAAATATTTACTTTCTTTTTCAGGTTCAACTATACTTAATTTTTCTGCAAATGCATCAAATATAACAGTTGAAAATATATTCTCATCTAATTGAAATGCCGGCAATCCTAAAGTAGTTATTACTTCGTATTCATTACCAATAAGCTCTTCGGCGCCACCTCTATTAAATGGTTTAAATACCAAAGTTACATTATCACTACCTGCCCAATTTGTAAATCTTTCTCTTAAAGATTTTATGTTTATTAAAACTTCTCCGTTTGGATTTAAGTTTTTAAATAAACCTATTCTACTTTTATCTTTTAATAATAAATCTACATCCACCGTTGTTGTTGAGAACGATGTGTATTCTATTTTATATTCAATGTTAAAATCTGAAAAAGATGGTACATCTATATTTTGCGGAAAGTTTATTTCGGTAATAGATGGAAAATCATTTACAGCAGTAAAAGTAATTAAAGTAGTAGCAGAATCTCCTGTTCCGTATCTATTACTTTTAGCTAATAAAACTATTTTTTTAGTTCCATAAACTTCAGCAAAATCATTTTTAAATGATAAAGTTATATATTGATTAGATGGTGGTATTGATATTACTTGAGAACTCCCATCGATATAAAGTAATACCTCATCTGCATTTATCGTTCTAAATGGAATTGAAATATTTTTATCATCATCCGATTCTTTTACCTGAACAGATATTTGTTTATATACATCATCAATTTCAACAGATGGTCTTTCTACTTCTATTTCTTTTTCGAATAGAGTTACGACAGATATGCCTGTTTTTAAAAGCTCACTAGATACACTAAACGCAGATGGTTGCTTATTCCATTTGTTATAATCGGGTTCGGTTGTAGCAAACAATCCATTTGGTGTGGCTGTTTGATATATGTTTGTTAAAAAATAATTAGATGGCAGATTGTTGTATCTTATTTTAAAATCTACTCTACCTCCATTTAATTCTTTTAAATCAATTTTCTGTATATCATTACCATCTGATAATGATATCGAACTTTGTTTTAATATATTTTCCTGTGCTGAAAATATTATATAATCCAATATTACATTATTTCCTAATTCGTTTTTTAAATTAGAAGAAAATACAATTTCATATTCCAGCTTATCAGCTACATTTGGGTCTCCACCTAATCCACCGCCAAATCCACCTCCAGTATCGCCGCTTAAACCACCACCGCTTTTAGTTTTTGCCTTAGTTGTAAAGTTTAATGTTATAGAACCAAAATCAGAATCTAAATTTTTAGTATTATCTAGTAAATAACTACCATCCGGTTGTAATCTATATTCGTTTATTGTTAAAACTTCAGCATATTTGTAATCAATAGCTGTTGTTTTAGGGTTAAAATTATATCTTAATTTTGGGGTATATCTAGTTAAAAAGTTATTTCTATCATCATTATAGTAATCATCATTAAATCCAAAAATACCCCTTCTGTTTGAATTAAATCCATATGAATTTCTTCCAAATCTTATATATTCTGGGTTTAGATAATCTATATCCAAATCCAATGGTGTATTTATTTCTTTTGGTGGTTGATATTTTTTTGTAACGCTAACTTCATAGTATTGTTCTGCGATACTACCATCTTTAACGATTTCATATTTTTTTGTGCCGGAAAATGTAGAAGCTGGAAAGAATCCTTTTCTAAAACTCTGACCAAATGATAATGAAACTCCGTTTTCAAAAAATTCAACTACATCATCCCCAGCCGTTAATGATATTTTAATCATTTTACTGGTAGTAGTATCCACTATATCAATCGGAACATATGTTGGGTTTGGTGGTACAGGTGGTACATATCCTCCTCCTCCGCCTCCTCCACCATTATCAATGAAAGCAGAGTATTGACCGTTACCATCATATGCGTTTAGGGTAGGTTCTCCTCCAAAAATATTTTCTAATGCTTTTACCACTCTTTATTGTTTATTATAAATATCCTATTGTATATTTTCTCTTTGACTCATATCTCTTTCAAAAACTTGCTCTCTACCGTACCCACCCCCTCTTTCGAAGTAATCGTAGCTACCACCGCCGCCGCCTCCGCCGCTGCCACCTCCCGTGTATGGTGGCACATCTGCTATTGGAGTTTTAATCGGGTCCTCTTTTATTGGTTCTTCCTTAATAGGTTCAATCTTAATAATTGGGTCTGGCGGAAGTATAATTTTAATCGGCTCTTCTTTTATTGGTTCTATTTTAATAGGTTCTTCCTCAACCGGTGGGTTTGGTGGTAAATCAAATATTGGAAGAATTTCTTTTGGTGGTGGAACTATATCAATTGGGTCTGTTTTTATAGTGTATATTTTACTTCCCTTTACATTTAATTCAACTTTCTCTGGGTTATAAACATTCCTTACTCTATTTTCTTCAACTTTTATTTCACCAACCAAATCCTTAACTTCTTTTTTAAGTTCGGTAATTTCGAATTCTTTTGGAAGAGTTTTAATAGCTATATTTCTTCTTTTTAAAGTTTTAGTATGATAATCTATACAATTTCTTAATATAGAATACATCTCACTTAATAATCTACTAAAATCATATTGTTCACAATCTTCAAATCTAATTGCCGATGGTTTTCCAAAATTAGATTCGGCAACATTGTAGTTTTTATTTGTTGTCCAATATGTTACACTATCTTTAAAATCTCTGAATATTCTTTTTTTAAATCCATCAAAATCAGATAATCCAAAGTCTGTTCTAAGAACTGATAAAAAATCTTTACCAAATCTGGCAACCATAGCATCGGTAATTGAATCCAAATATGTAACTTCAAATGAATCCAATGCATCTAATATATTTTTTCTATAATATTTAAAATCTTTATTTAGATTATTTATGTTTTCAAATTCTTTTTCAGTTCTTTTGTTAATCGTAGAATCTTTTGTTTTCAACGGAAGTACACGAATTTCTTCTCTCGATGGGGATATCTCTTGTATCCAAACTCTACTTAAATCATTATCAGTTCCAACTCTATTTCTTACAAAGTTTATTATAACTTTAAGAATACCATTTGTAAATCCTAAGTCATTTAATAGTTTTTCAATATCAATTGCCAATTCTTTTTGACCGCCTTTGTTAGTAAGGTTATATAGATAATTTTTAATATCACCCGTTTTTACATAAGCAACATTATTACCTGTTTTATGTGGAAGAAGATTGTTGTTTATATCATAAACGGATACTTCCATTACATCGTATTTACAATCACCAAAGTCAGTATCTTCTACTTCGTTTTTTGTGACAATAAATTTATCATCCTTCATCAAAAATTCACCTTGATTGGATTTATTTATGTCGATTGAATCGAAGTTTGTATATTTTGTAATACTCATAATTTATTTATTAATATGATTTCGGATGGTATTTACCAAAACCGGCATCATAAGTTTTTTCTTTAGATGTTCCATCGGCGCGTGTAATGGTTACTTTTAGTGAACCGCCCTTATAATCTTTAGAGCTCGTATTTCCTCCAAAAATTCCACCTTTTTTTCTGGAATCCAAATCACCAACGGTATTTTCTGTTAGAGAAAACTCAATAGATTTGTTTTCACCAGGAGCCATTGTAAATGATGGTGATGGTATTGAGTAAAAATCTCTACCGCCAGATGGATTGGTTTTTGTTAACTTAACTGTTATTTCTTTTTTATCGTTGTTAGTTATAGTTAAAGATTTTCCATTTTTCCATTGTGAACCACCTCCTGATTTAAATCTAGCCCATATCTTTGGTGCATTAGTATCTTCTTCTGGTTCTAATTTCACAATTGCT